CTAGGAGAAAATGCAATCTGGAGTCTTCTGGATGCTAAAAATAACCGAAACGAACCTGAATTGGCCGTTGTTAATTCTTACACCCAAAACTACTACGGAAAGAATCACTCAGATGGGGTTTCCAAACCTTTAGACTACGAGGCTTTAACCCTTTGCATGAGGAAGATCAATTCTACCTTTAGAGGCAAACACATAGGAATGCCAAAAATAGGAGCAGGATTAGCTGGAGGAGATTGGAACAGAATAAAAAAAATCATACAGACCGAATTAAAAGACTGTAAAGTAACTATAGTAATATACAACAAATAAATTAAATAAAATAAAATATCATGGACAATCAAATTGATGAAATGACCGGAACCTTGGAAGAAATGAAAGGTGCATTCGTAGGCTCTTTAGTGCGTAACAACAAAAAGATCCGCGAAGACAGAGCAATCGCAATCGCAGAAGCTGCTCAAATGCTCTACAAAAGAAAAGTTGAGGACACAGAATTAGCTATTAAACAGCTAAAAAGAGAAAGAGAATCTATGTTAGACCTTAGTCCAACAACAGCAGATTCTTTGGTAATGGCTTCAGATTTTGACGCAGAAGCTTTCATCCAAAAGGATGTAGAGATCGGTCTCAAAATTAGAAATTTAGAGATCACTCTAGAAATTGCAAGAACTCGTTACAACCACTTATTTGAATAATCCGTATGGGAAATTCAAGTTATTCTACCTATAATAGATCCATCAGATCCGAATCTTTTGGCTATCATAGCAAATCAAGAAACGAGATCTTTACCCAAAGTAAAGAGGGTAAAGCTCACGAGCAAATGAGACCTAAAGGAATCGTCTACAGAGAATGTAGAGATTCCGAGGCTCACCCGAATGCTACCCCGATTCAGCTTTATTTGGACGTTACCGGAAGCATGGGACATATTCCCCACGAAATGATTAAAGACGGTTTACCAACTTTAATGGGGAATCTAATTCAAAGAGGTGTAGAGGATGCTTCCCTTATGTTTGGAGCTATCGGTGACCACGAATGTGACAAATCACCTCTCCAAGTTGGACAGTTTGAATCTGGTGACGAAGAATTGGACATGTGGCTTACCAGAACCTGGCTCGAAGGCGGAGGTGGTGGAAACGGCGGAGAAAGCTATCCATTAGCTTGGTATTTCGCAGGAAATCACGTTGCAACAGATGCTTGGGAGAAGAGAAACCAAAAAGGATTCGTATTCACTATCGGTGATGAGCCTTTCCTTAATTCTCTACCAATGTCTGCAGTAAAGGAAATCATGGGGGATTCAGCATCAGGCCAATCTACTTGGGATGCTACAGTTCTTCTAGAACAAGCTCAAAAGACAAATCACGTTTTCCATATCTTCTTAGAACATGGTTACAGAAAAGTTGATTCGGCTTGGAAAGAATTAATGGGAGATCACCTTATAGTTGCAAAAGACTATAAAGATATCCCGAAAATTATCTCAGAAACAATTTTAACTATTCAAGGGGAAAGAAAACCTTCTGAGAATGCGACCGTATATTCTAGTAATACTACAGATGAAAAAGACTCTGTAGATATTATCCTATAATGAATACGAGCAAAATAGTAATTGGACTAAACTACGGAGACGAAGGAAAGGGGTTAACCACCTCTTTCCTCTGTTCCCAATCTAAAAATCCCATCGTTGTTAGATTCAACGGGGGTCACCAAGCAGGTCACACAGTATCCTTCAAAGGAAAAAGACATGTGTTTTCTAGCTTTGGATCAGGAACACTTCAAAAAGTTCCAACGTACTGGAGCAAATATTGCACATTCTCTCCGACAGCATTTCTAAATGAATTAAAATTTCTACTGGATAAATCTTTAAAATTCCCAGGATTTTATCTTGATCCTTTATGTCCAATCACAACACCTTACGATTTATACAGCAACCGAAAAGATTCCCAGAATGTGAGTCATGGAACAGTCGGGGTAGGATTTGGATCAACTCTTAAAAGACACGAAAACTTTTATAAGCTTTATGCACAGGATATGTTCTATCCAGAAGTCTTCAAAGCAAAATTAGAAAACATTGCTAAGTATTACGGAATGGAGGATCTCGAAATCGATAACTTTTTAGAAGACGTAACAATTGTAACTACTATAGTTCAATTGACAAATGAAAAAGTTCTTTTAAATTATTCAGATGCTATATTTGAAGGGGCTCAAGGGGTTCTTTTAGATATGGATTTTGGATTTTTTCCAAACGTTACCAGATCTAATACAACATCTAAAAATGCACTGGAAATTTCTCCTCTGCATTCAAACGAAATCTACTACATCACAAGATCTTATTTAACTAGACACGGAGCTGGATTTCTTCCAGGAGAAAAAGAACTTCCCCTAATTAATAATGAATTGGAGACAAACGTCTCTCATGAATACCAAGGAAATTTTAGAACAGCAGATTTAGATTTGGATCTTCTAAACTATTCTTTAAAATGTGACTCTCATTTTTCTGAGGGTCAAACCAAAAATCTAGTAATTACCTGCATGGATCAATATCCAATAGATGTAGAAAAATTGCTAGAAAAATTAGAAATTAAATTCAATAAAGTGTTCGTCTCTTACGGGGATTCACTTGATAAAATACAACAATTAAAATGAAAATAACAGAAAAATATGTCTTCTTTTGGAACGGGATTTATTCTCAGTGGCACAAAGCAAAAATGACAATCGACGGTGTTGAGTATAGCTCTTGTGAGCAATATATGATGCATCAAAAAGCTATCGTCTTCAGCGACTTTTATATTGCATCTCAGATACTTCTGACAGAGAATCCGAAAGAGCAAAAAGCACTCGGAAGACAAATTCAAGGGTTTGATAAAAACATTTGGGATTCGGTTTGCTTGAGCATAGTCTATAAAGGAAATCTAGCTAAATTTTCTCAAAATGAGGATCTAAAATCAGATCTTCTTTCCACCGAGAATAGAATCCTGGTAGAAGCTTCACCCTTGGATCAAATTTGGGGAATTGGAATGGCAGAGGATCATCCAAATATAGAATCTCCAGAACACTGGAGGGGACTGAACTTGCTTGGATGGGCGTTAAACTTAGTAAAAAAAGAATTAAATTAAATGAAAAGTACAGAATTTGCATATTGGTTACAAGGGTTCTTCGAACTTAGCGAAACTAACACCTTGTCGGAAAGACAGGTCGAAACTATTAAAAATCATTTGAAGCTGGTTTTCTATCATGAGATAGATCCTTCCTATTCTACAGATCCTGTAGTACAGGAAACCATGCAAAAAATTCACGACGGAGAACCTCAAAAGAGAACTCCGAGAAATTCTAACCCAAGAACTATAAAATGTTAACCATGGAAGAAACAAGAAATTTTGTTATCTGGCTTGATGGATTTCTAGAAGCTTGCGGGCCAACTCCAACTAAGGAGCAGGTCGAAAAAATAAAATCCAGGCTGAATGGAATTTTTGAGCATGTTGCAGAAATCCCAGCTAAGGAGAACGAAAAACCGTCTCTAGAGGAATTAGGACAAGAACATGGATTTAATGTATATCCCGGATTTCCTGGATCAGGATTTCCTTTTAGAGATGAAGGTGGTGGTTTATTAAGATGCTAAATGAGTAGAGTAATTTATATAGCTTCTCCTTATTCTAATCCCGACCCTGATGTTACCGAGGAGAACTTTAAAAAAGTCTCGAGGCTTGCGGCTAAGCTTTGCTCAGAGGGTCAGGTTGCAATTTCCCCTATTACTTATGGTCACACGCTGGTTGGATTTAAACCAATGCCAATTGACTGGCCATTCTGGGAGAATTTTTGTCTTTCCATTCTCCAGGCTTGTGACGAAATCATAGTTTATAAAATGGAAGGTTGGGATAGATCGAGAGGTGTTGCAGAAGAGGTCGAATTTGCCAGAAGAAAAGGAATCCAGATCACGTATATGGAATATGATCCTTCTATCTAACCGTATATTTAAATAAAATACCTTTATGGAATTAAGAGAATATTTCGAAACAAATCCGGACTCTATCCCTTATCTAGAAAGACTAGAAAGTGAATGGGAACAGTATGGAAAGATAATCATCGGATGTGATTATGACGACACAATTTCCCCATGGAAGATGGAGAATTTTAATCCAGAAAGGGTTCTAGAAGTTCTAAAGGTTGCTAGAGAAACCGGAGCTTACATCGTAATCTTTACTTCTTGTGACAAAGCAAGATATCCAGAAATCGAAGACTATTGTAAAAGCATTGGCCTCACAATCGACTCGATCAATAAAAATCCAATCGACTTACCTTACGGTAAAAAAGGTAAAATCTATGCCAACATTTTCCTGGATGACAGAGGTGGAATGAATGAATCCCTAAACATTCTAGAAATGGCAACGTATAGAATTAGAGGAAAAAGAAGAGTTTTAGGAATCAACGTATAATTAAGAAAATGAAAATGAACCCAAAAGAAAAAGAATTGGAAAATATCCAATCCCAACAAAACCCTTCAAAAGAGGTTAATCCAACCGAGTCTGTAATAATAAAACAGATCGAGGATGATTTTGAATATCAAGAATATTATTCAGAAAATTCTCCTAATTTCGACGTAGATTAATCAGGAGGACCGTATATTCAATAAAATAATAAATATTATGTTTAAATGTAATTCACTATTCTACACAGACGGCTACAAAATTGGCCACAAAAGAATGCTAGCACCAGGAACAACTCGTTTATACGGAACCTGGATTCCACGAAGTATTAAACACGCTCCAAAAGGAGTTAAAAAAATCGTATCGTTTGGCCAGCAACTAGCTGTTAAATGGTTACACGATGAATTCGAAGAAAATTTCTTCAAGCTTCCTTTAGAAGAAGCAATGGAATTCGGAAATGATATGGCAATGTATCTCGGCCTCGAGTATGATGCTTCTCATTTCGAAGCTCTCCACAAATTAGGTTACTTGCCTATCAAAGTTAAATCTTTACCAGAAGGTATCGAAACTCTTCCAAATGTTCCACACATGACCTTCATTAATACCGTGGATGGATTTGCTTGGTTAACCCTTTATTTGGAAACCATCATCTCTTCATTAGCTTGGAAGCCTTCAACATCAGCTACAATCGCTTTACAGTACAAAAGAAACCTGATCGAATGGGTAAGAAAAACAGACCCTAAAAACATCTGGTTAGTTCCTTTCCTAGCTCACGACTTCTCGGCTAGAGGTTTGTCTCCTTGGGACATGTTAGCAAGCGGTTTAGGACACGCTACATCATTCAGAGGTTCAGACACAATAGTTTGTATCCCAGCAGCTCGATACTTCTACAACGAGCCTAAAAACGAGGTCTGCATCAATTCTGTAAACGCTTCAGAACACTCAGTATCTACCACCAAAATTTTCACAGTCGGCGAACAACAAATGATAGCAGACTGGTTAAGAGAATTCGACAAAGGTATCCTTTCAATCGTTTCAGACACATTCGATTTATGGACACTAATCACCAAATATTTACCTGCCAACAAAGAGGCTATCATGGCCAGAGACGGTAAATTGGTTATCAGACCTGACTCAGGAGACCCAGTAGATATTATTTGCGGATTAGAAAATAAAGTTCTTGAGGAAGGAGTGGGATATAAAGAAGAATACAAAGAAAGCCCAGAATACAAAGGAGTTATCGAATTACTTTGGGACATCTTCGGAGGTACAATCAACGAAGAAGGTTACAAAGTACTTGATCCTCACATCGGAGCAATCTACGGGGACTCTATTACCTTGGACAGACAAATCCAAATCTACGAAAGATTAGCAGCTAAAGGATTTGCAACTACCAATATCGTTTTAGGTATCGGTTCTTACACCTACCAAATGAACACCAGAGACACCTTAGGCTTCGCAGCTAAAGGAGCATGGTTCGAAGTAGAAGAAAACGGTACTAAAGTAGGCTACGACATCTACAAAGATCCTATCACAGACGATGGAACTAAGAAATCCTTAAAAGGACTTATTAGAGTCGATGAAGTTTCAGTAACTTCCGAGGAAACTGGAATTACTTATACTAAGTATGAAGTAAAAACCCAATGTACCCCAGAACAAGAAGAAGGAGGCATCTTACAAACCATCTACGAAAATGGTAAATTCTACAATCAAACTACATTAACTGAAGTTAGATCAAAATTAAACTAAAAAAATCGGTATCACCGGGGGGTTTCCCCGGTGACCGTATATCACCAAGAACAATTAATCAATAAAAAATAAAAAATGACAATCCAATTAGCTTTAAGCTACGCATGGGTATTAATCCCGCTCCTAGCAATTGTGTTTTACAAATTCACATTGCGAGTATTCTTCGGTATGATCATCATCCCGGAAGACAAAATCGGTCTAGTTACAAAGAAATTCGTTCTCTTTGGTTCTAATAGATCTCTACCAGACGGTAAAATTATCGCACTTAATGGAGAAGCAGGTTTCCAAGCAGATCCATTAGCTCCTGGTTTGTATTGGTTCTACTGGGTATGGCAGTATTCTGTCGATGAAGCTTCATTAACCGTTATCCCACAAGGAAAAATTGGTCTATTATCAGCTAAAGACGGTAATCCACTTCCAACCGGTTCGATTTTAGCCCGTCACGTAGAATGTGATAATTATCAGGATACCAGATCTTTCTTAACACAAGGTGGACAAAGAGGTAAACAGGTAGGTTATCTTAACAACGGTGTATATCGTATTAACACTTTCTTATTTGACATCTCAGTTACTGAAATCACTTATATCGAAGATGGAATGGTAGGTGTAGTAACAGCTTTAGATGGTATTCCACTAGGTCCAGGTAGCATTGCAGGTAACCAAATCGAAGGTCACAACAACTTCCAGGACTTTGATAAATTCTTAGGAGCCGGCGGTCAAAGGGGTTTACAGACTCAAGTTATCCAGGCAGGTTCTTACTCACTTAACCCTTGGGCAGTAGAGATTGAGAAAAAAGAAATGACTCAAATTCCTATCGGTCACGTTGGGGTAGTAATCTCATTCGTTGGAGAAGAAGGAGTAGACACAAGTGGAGAGACCTTCAAACATGGTAATATCGTTAAGAAGGGTCAAAGAGGGGTATGGGCAACACCATTAGATCCAGGTAAATACGCAATCAACCCTTACACTCAAAAAATCGAGATCGTACCAACCACTAACTTGGTTCTTAACTGGGCAAATGCTCGTAACGAATCTCACAATCTGGACAAGAACTTAAGTACAATTACAGTTCGTTCCAAAGACGGTTTTCCATTCAATATCGATGTATCTCAGATCATCCACATACCAGCAAATGAAGCACCCAAGGTAATCGCAAGATTTGGATCAATGGCTAACCTAGTATCTCAGGTTCTAGAACCAACGATCGGTAACTACTTCCGTAACTCTGCACAAGACTCAGATGTTATTGCTTTCTTGGCAACTCGTCAGCAACGTCAAAATGCGGCCAAAGACAATATTTCTAAAGTATTGGATGAATACAACGTTCATGCAGTAGATACACTAATTGGGGATATCGTTCCCCCTGAATCTCTAATGAAAACCCTAACCGATCGTAAGATTGCACAGGAAGAAGAGATAACATTCGAAACTCAACGTAAAGCCCAAGACCAACGTAAGACTTTACAGTCAGCTAAAGCTCTAGCAGATATGCAAGGAGAGATGGTAAAAGCACAACAGTCAGTTGAAATTGCACAACGTGAAGCAGAAGCAGCAGTTAAGAAATCTGAAGGATCTGCTAAAGCGTTAGAATTAACCGCTGGTGGTAACGCTAAAGCTCTAGAATTAAAAGCTAATGCAGAAGCTAAAGCTAAGAAAGTAATGGCAGAAGCAGAAGCCCAACAAATCAAATTGACCGGTGAAGCTCAAGCTTTATCTATCGAGGCAATTGGTAAATCAACAGCCGAGTCTTACAGATTACAAGTAGAAGCAATGGGAGGCGACAACTTTGCTAACTTCAAAATCACTGAAGCAATCGGAGAAAACAAAATCAAAATTATCCCTGAATTCCTAATCGTAGGAGGTAACGGAGAAGCTAACCCAATGTCAGGACTATTAGGCCTTGAATTACTTAAAAAGTTCCAAGGTAAAGACCAAGACAATTCGGTTAAAACGATCGAGGTTAAATCAGAGGTTAAAGAAGAACCTAAAAAGAAATAACCAAAGCTAACTAATAAAAATCCCAGTAGCAATGCTGGGATTTTTTGTTGTGAAACATAGGAGGTAAGACAATCTATAATACTTAAACATTATAAATAAACATTATGGCAAAAGTAATCAAACCAACAGACTCAGATCAAGAAGTAGAATTTTATCCGGCAGTATTTTTAGCAGGATCCATCGAAATGGGAAAAGCTGAAGACTGGCAAAAAACAGTTGAGAAAGAATTAGAAAAATTAGACGTTACAATTTTTAATCCTAGAAGAGATGACTGGGATAGCTCATGGACTCAAGAGCAATCTAATCCACAATTTAATCATCAGGTTAATTGGGAGTTGAACAAATTGGAAAGATGTGATGCCATCTTCATGTACTTCTCTCCAGAAACACAATCTCCAATATCTCTACTAGAACTAGGAAGATATTCCACATACGGAAAAATGATTGTTTGTTGTCCTAAAGGATTCTGGAGAAAAGGAAACGTAGATATCCTTTGCACCAGAGAAAATATTCCAGTATTTGAGGATCTACAATCTGCTATCGGGGCTTTGAAAACTAGAATCAACCAACAAATAATAGATTAATAGAATTAAATAATCCTCCTTTGTAAGATCTATTCATTATCGACCGTATATTTAATAAACAAGAAATAAATGGCAGTAATCGGAATTAATTACGAGGGGGGAAATTACCACGACGAGGAAGACAATTTAGTTGAAGATGAGATTATTTACGAATTTGTTTATCTTCACACCTCGGAAAAAGAAATGATTTTTAACAGTGGAAATTTTCCCAAGGACTGGTATGATGCTAAGAAAGCTTTCATAACTTTACAGGAAGAAAATCCAAATGACCCTAATTATTTTCATTTATCTGGATCCTCTACATGCGATCATTTTATCATGGATGGTGCAAAATTTGACTCGGCTTACCTGCACGTGGAGGGAGAAACCCCCGTTCTAAAATACTGTATTCCGTATGAGCATCCACCTTCAATCGAGACGATGGTCGAAAACAGATCAATTTATGAAGGAGGTTGGGAATTCTTTGTTCCAGAAGGAACTAAACCAACCTGGGAAGAATTAAAAGAATCATTTAAATAAAAAATCAGCATGTTTAAATTTTATGAAGTTGGAGGAAAAATAAGAGACGAAATTTTAGAATTATCTTCTAAAGATGTTGATTATGTAGCAGTTCCGAAAGAAGAATTACTAGATACAGTTGAGAAGGCAGAAGATATGTTCAGCATGTTAGAATCTTTTCTAAGAGTAGAAAAATTTGAGATCTTCTTGGTAACCCCAGACTGTTTTACAATTAGAGCAAAATTCCCAGCAGGACACAAATACTCAGGGGTTGCAGACTTTGTAATGGCCAGAAAGGAAATTGGTTATATTCCAGGAACTAGAACCCCAATTGTTAAGCCGGGAACCCTATTTGACGATCTTCAGAGAAGAGATTTTACCCTAAACGCTTTAGCAAAAGACGAGGACGGAACCATAATCGATTTCTTTGGAGGAATAGAGGATCTAAAGAAAAACCGTTTAAAAACTCCACTAGACTGCAAAATAACTTTTGATGACGATCCGCTTAGAATTCTTAGGGCCATCAGATTTTGTATAACTAAAGGGTTTTGGATTGGACCCTATATGGACGGGGTAATTCAGGATTACGACTACGAAGGAAAAATGGGGGTAGTTTCTATGGAGAGAATAAGAGAAGAATTGTTCAAATGTTTCAAACACGATACATTAAAAACCCTCAAAACACTTCACGAATACCCAGCCCTAAGAAACTACATTTTTGAAAAAAATACACTTTGGTTAAAACCCACAATGGAGCAATAAAATATATGATTTACGTATCAATAGACATCGAAACTACAGGACTAAATCCTGAAACTTGCCAAATCCTTTCTATAGGAGCAGTTATAGAGGACACTCAAAAACAATTGGCTTTCGAGGAAATTCCGAAATTCCATTGCGCAATACTGAAAAATGAAAGGGATATAATCTCCGGTGAGATTTATGCTTTGAATATGAATAGGGATTTGATAGAAAGCATCACCTACTATTCTACAGCTAAAGATCAAGATGAAAAGAATGATCTAGTTCATTTTACAGGAATGCAGTTTGTTAGAGAAGAAGATATTGCAGAACATTTTTTCCAATTCCTTTATCGGAACGGATTCAAGCCAAACGAGTCTGATCTACCCCTGAATAAAAAAATTAAAATAATAAATGGAATATCTTATCCTGTTTTGGATTCTTCTGTAAAGCCAATCACCATAAATGTAGCTGGGAAAAATTTCTCTGGATTTGATAGAAAATTTCTAGATTTACTTCCTAGATGGAAGCAACTAATCAGAACAAGAAGTAGAGTTATAGATCCAGGTGTATTGTTTGTAGACTGGGAAAATGATGACGCAGTTCCTTCTTTAGATTCCTGCAAAAAAAGAGCACTAATAGAAGGAGTGGTTACCCATAATGCTTTAGAGGATGCTTGGGATGTTATTCAAGTCTTAAGAACAAAATACTAATGAAAATAATCTATTTAGACATAGACGGAGTTCTTAATTGTGAAAAAGCATACCGAGATGGATTTTGCAAATATCAAGAATGGCCAGATACCAAAAGGGAGGATGGTAAAAATTACCACCAGACTTTTTATCCCCCGGCTAAGGACCTTCTAAATAAGCTTATTCTAGAAACAGGTGCTAAGGTTGTTGTCTCTTCTACCTGGAGACATTCGGGTTTAGAATTTATTAAAAACGTTTGGACTCAAGAGAAAATGGAAGGAGAAATCATAGGGATAACCCCTTCCTTTAGAGGAGACATTGAAGGGTATACAATTCCTAGAGGATGTGAGATTGAATATCACCTTGAAAAAGAATTAGGATTTCATCACATCAATTGGGACAAAGACACTCAGCAAGAATATATTGACAAATCTAACGTCGATAATTACATTATCATAGACGACGATTCAGATATGTTGTACACGCAAAGAAATCATTTTGTTCATGTCTTACCTTCTCCTAGGAACAAAGAGGGATTTAACGAAAAATATTTTGAAGAAGCACTAAAAAAATTATCAAAAACAGTTATAGATTTGAACTACTGACCGTATATTTAAATGTAACAAAAACAAATGCTCTGAGAAATTAATTTGACATTGGTAGTCAAGCCAGCTTCTAAACCTGGTTTTTAGGGGTTCGATACCTCTTCAGAGCACCAAAGATGAAACTTTTAAAACAAAAAGATATATAATAAACAATATGAAATAGATTAACAAATTTCAAGAAACAAAACTGGTAACTATTACCAGATCCGATATCCATCCAGGATATCAAATTCCTCAAACTGCTCACTCTATCGCAGATTTTGCATACGAGCATCCGGAAGCATTTAAAGAATGGAAAGAGACATCAAACTCTGTCATCTGCTTATCCGTACCATCAGAGGAAAAACTACTCGACCTTTATTCAAAATTATCAGGACAAACTCCGACGACCAAGTTCTTCGAGCCTGACATCAACCAATGGACTTCTATCTGTTTATACGGAAGCCCCGAGGTTAGGAAAAAACTTTCACATTTACCATTAGCACTTAAAAAAATCGAAGACTATGTTATAGATTAATAACAAGAAAGAACTACTTGTGGCCATGAAATCTTGTCCACAAACAGAAACCCAATCTGTTCTAGATCACGGATTTTCTGTTAAGAATTACCTATTCGATCTTCTGGATCATTTAGAAAAAGGAACCCCTTTGAAGTTCGAATGGAAACTTCCAGAATGGATCTACGAGGAGAAAGAATTTATTCTTAAGACCTTACCCTCAAGACAAACTTTAAAGATATACACGGTGTTTCACGACTGTGGTAAGCCTCAGTGTTTAACCATCGACGAGGAGGGCAAAAGACACTTCCCTAATCACGCAGAGGCTTCGTACAATACTTTCATCAATCTCTTTGATGATAATGCAGCAGCGGACTTAATACGCAGAGATATGGACATTCATTTACTTAAGTCCGAAGGTGTATCTGACTTCTGTAAAAATCCCAATGCAATAGCATCTTTAATTACTGGACTTGCAGAGATTCACTCTAACGCTGAAATGTTTGGAGGGATCGAGAGCACTAGCTTTAAGATTAAGTGGAAGTGCATCTCCAAGAGAGGAAAACAAATTATTCAAACCATAAAAAAATAAAAAAATGACAACAAAAGAATTTATCAAAATGCTCCAAGATGCAGATCCTACAGGGGAATCACACATCAGAATGGAAGGAGGGATCCCGATGTACGCAGAAAGAAAACCAGGTTACTGGGATGGACCTTACAGTTACTTCGACGAGGAGGGAAACTGGGTGTATAGCACAGGGGCATCTAAAGTAGACATCTACTGCGTAGACAGATATGACTATGTGTCTGATATGTTCAGCACTTATAATATTCCTACTTGGGAAGAAGTCCTTTCTAAGTTTAAATTTAGCCTGGGGTATTCTATTGAATCTCAAAGAAAAGAAAGAGAAGAGGGTAGTCTGAAGGATGCCAAAGAATCTTATGAACACTCGGTTGAGATGCATCAAAGATTTAGAAAAGAAGGAGAAGAACTGGCATTATCTAGATCGGAAAAGGGATGGACTTGGTTTCAGAATAAGTTGGTAGACGACACTTCTCTTAGACCAAACATGCACCACTACTATACCTGGATAGCTCTGGACGAGAATGGAAAGGATCAGGGATCTAATCTTCATAACGTCGAAGCAGTTTATAAGTCAGGTCTATTTGAAAAACACGACAATGGAGTCAAAAAAGGCTATTACCAATGGATAAAAAAATAACAATAAAAAAAATAACAATAAAAAATCATGAAAACAATCGAACAAAAAAGAGAAGATGCTATAAAGTATCTAAGACAAACTTCAAAACACTTATTTATGGATAAGAAAGAAACCCTAGTAAGAGTAGTTGAAATCGGACCAGAGGAATTTGAAAGAGTTACCTTGACTAAAGAGGGAAAAGAAGACAAGAGAAAAATTGGACTCGAACATTTCTTTAAGTACTATCCAAATGATCCAAAGAACATTTGCAAAGTAAACCTATTTCCAAAGGATCACGGACTAAAATCAGTCAAGATGAAGCTGCTAAAAAAATACCAGCAGATGGAAACAATTCCAGATGCTGACCGTATAATTTAATAAGAAAAAAAACTTAATGGCAAAAAAATCAGATAGCGTTTACCAAAACGAAATTACCCCAACAGAAATTCTAACCACAAGATCAGCCATTCCGGCAGACTATCACACGGATGATTTCACAGAAAATTTTCTAGGAGAAATCTTTGATCTAAAGAGTGGAAAGTACTACAGTCAGAATGCTAGATCTAGATACTACCCAAAGCAAGAGGACAAGCATCTTTGTCCAGGTCACTGGCAAGGCTACAGATGGGCAATTCAGAATTTGACTGAACCTGGAGATTGGGTTTTTGATCCAACTTGCGGAACTGGAACCACTCTAGTTGAGGCTTATAATCACGGTAGAAATTCAGCAGGAGTTGAATTAGAATTTCCTAAAATCGCTAGGGCAAACATAGATCACCAAAGAGCTAGAACAGATGTATCTGCAAATCTAATGCAAGGTGATGCTAGAGAAACTGCTAAGAATTTGGATTCATTGGGAATTAAAAAAGGTCAACTAAGTCTGGTTATTAACGGAACACCATATCCAAAAATCAGTGGTAAATCTTCGGATGCTCCGGAAAGAAAGAAACTTGTTAAGAAAGTAGAAGGTGAGGAAGAAGCTCCAGAAATGGTTGATAACACTTTTGATTATCAAAATCCTAACAACATCGGTTTAACAAAAGGAACTGAATATTGGGGATTGGTTAATTCGATGTATACCCAAGCCATTGAGTATTTAAAACCAGGTGGATATTTCGTTATCTTAATTAAGGACATGATTCAGAACAAGAAGCCATACCTTTTAAGCAGCATGATTGCCAACGAAGTTCTAGAGAACAATCCTGATGTTGAATACCACGGTTTGTATCTTCACAGACACATTCCAGAAACAATGTTTATGAGAACTTACCCTAAAATGTATCCGGGTGTTCCAGTTCCTTCTTACCAAGCAGGAATAGTTCTAAGAAAAAAATAATTTAAAACTAAAACTATGAAGCTCTAGATTTTCGGATCTAGAGTTTTTTTGTGAAATATAAATTCGGATTTAATCTATAACGGGTAGTGAAAATTACCGAGCACATTAAGAAAGGAAAAGAGAATAAAAAGACCCTGTTCTCTTTTGAAATACTTCCCCCTGTAAAAGGACAAGATATAAATTCAATCTACAATGCAATAGATGGACTTTTGGAATTTAACCCATCATTTATAGATGTTACTTATCATAGGGAAGAATATGCTTTCAGAAAGAATCCCGATGGATCTCTAGTTAAATATTCAACCAAGAAGAGACCAGGAACAGTTGCTATCTGCTCGGCAATCCAAAACAAATACAATATAGATTCTGTTCCACATTTGATCTGTGGGGGATTTACTAAAGAGGAAACTGAAAATGCCCTTATAGATTTAAATTTTTTAGGAATTGATAATATTCTAGCTCTCCGTGGGGATTCTATTAAAGGGGAATCTTCTTACTTGGCAAATCCAGAAGGAAATAAAAATTCAGTCGAGCTAATGTCTCAGATAAGGGATCTCAATGGAGGAAAATATCTCCTCGATGGATTTGAAGGGGACAAGTCCGATTTCTGCTACGGCGGAGCTTGCTACCCGGAAAAATATTCAGAATCTCCAAATATGGAATTTGATATAGAATGGATGAAGAAAAAAGTGGAATTAGGGTCAGAATACTTCGTTACTCAGATGTTCTTCGATAATAAAGTCTACTGGAAATTTGTTCAAAAGTGCAGAGAGAATGGAATAGACGTTCCAATTATCCCAGGAATAAAACCAATCACAGCACAGAGTCAAATTTGGGGTTTACCCAAGATCTTTGGAATTCATCTTCCTTACGAGTTATCAAATGATCTAAGAAAAACCGGAACTAATTCCGAAGCTGCTGAGATTGGAATCAAATGGGCTGTTGAGCAGTGCAAAGATCTAATTAGAGGGGGAGCTCCAGTTCTTCATTTCTACACGATGTCAAAATCCAAATCAACTGCAGCTATCTGCAAGAAGATTTTCTAATTCGTTGGATATATAGGGGATAAAAATTACTCCCTTAAATGGCTAAAACGTTATTACCCTTTGCTCTCTATGAAGAGCTTGAAAAGATAGAATCTTTAAATCCAGATGAAATGAGAAATTTCTTGTCTTCTCTTCAGAAGTATTGTGAATCTACAGGAAAAGATTTTACTAAAGTTTGTACTGACATTGGACTTGAAGCTCCTTCCTGGGCAGGAAAATTGACCCACAAACAGAATGTATTACTAAACTCCCTTATCTCAAGGGATTATTACAGTGAAGAAGATGAAGGAACCTCTTGGTCAATAAATCCCGAAACCGAAAGACTTGATGTAATTGGGAAATTTAAAATATCATCTTACAATAAAGAGAAATGGGGGGAATTAATAGAAATGGGGATAAAAATTGGTAAGGTAAAAGGTTATTTCGACGTTTCCGATTGTGGCATTGATTCATCAGAGGGATTCCCTACTGAAGTAACTGGGGATTTTAATATCAGTGGTAATAAATTAACCAATCTAGTTGGATGTCCCGTAAAAGTAGGGGGTAAATACAAATGTGATAGAAATAAATTAACCTCTTTAGAAGGAGCACCAGAACTATCAGACAATTTTGATTGCAGCGACAATAGTGGTCTAAGAAACTTAAAAGGAGGACCTAAGGAAGTAACCTCTATTTATTATGCTAATAGATGTAATCTGGATTCTCTAGAAGGGTTTCCTAGTATAATAAGTCCTTCTATATCCATTTATGTAGACAGTAATAATCTTTATACACTAGAGGGTATTCCTCTAAGCCCTGCAATTTCTCCTTATAGAATCAGATGCAACAAGAACCCATTAAAAAGTTCAGTTTTAACAAATGCTTACAAAGAAGCAGCTAGAACTGGAAGCTGGGCAGTTGGATATCTAAGTATGTTTACCGATCCTGAATTCATCAAAACCGGAAAAGCTCCAAAGGATCCAATTAGAGAAAAATTATCTCCTGCGAATTTAAAGAAAGAAATTGAAACCAACGGGGAAGCTTTTGTAGTTGGTCTTAAATCAATCTGGAAGGATTTCAGGGTTCAAAAAATTCTAAAAGGAATTGAAATCCCAGAGGACACCAAAGCAGACGCAGAATTGCTAGCAGATTTAGATGACGTTGGACTTTAATTAATAAATGAAGTATCTAGAACTATTCGAAGCATTTAATCCCTCCGGGGATAAATTGGGATTTGGAAAACAAATTCAATCCCATATACAACAATTAGTTGGGAAGAATTTCGGAACCCCTTATGTGGTTACTTCAGCAGAGGTAACAAGAGCTGAAAGTGAAGGGTTTGCAGATCAAAGCGGACAAGGGGATTTAGTTCTAACTTTCAAAAAAGAATCTCCGGATGAGCTGGACGAACTTATTTCTGATTTAACCTCTGTAGGATTATCAGAAGAAAGGAAGATAGAATTTGGGTGGGACGTTATTGCTACGATGGAAACAGAATCTTCTCCAGACGGAGACCCTCTTTGGGATTTAACCTATAACATCTATACAGACTCCCCCGTAGTTTTTCTACAGTTCCCTGAAATATTCAGGGGTGAAGTAAAACACCTCTACGACATGTCTTATGGAGTTGGCAGCGTAATCAAAGGGTTAATAGAGAAAACAATAAATCGTTTAGTATACGAATCTAAAATGGGTAATAAGAACAAGTAATACCTATGAATCAAACAGTAAACCTACTTAAGACCGGATCCGAATATATTTTAGCTCTTCCGAGAGGGAAAAGACTAGAAAAAGGAGATTTTGCAATAGGGGTGTCCAACTCTTATTCAAAGGTTTCTTCTGTTAAAGAAGGGGATTATTTTGATGCTAGAATTTACTATCTTGAAGATGGTAGCTGTCTAGTAAACCCAATTAAAATTGTGGGATTTGAATCCGATATAGATCCAGAGGTTCTAACAAAAATAAAGGAACTTAAAGAAGTTCCTTTGTATATCGAGATCGTAGAAAACCAGATCGTTCGTGAATCTGGTAAGATTAAAGTTATTTATTAAACAAAGTTTCCTTTGCTGTCCATCGGAACGTGAATGTATTTACCAAATGGAGGTACGTTGAAATTCTTTCCTTTTTCGCAAATAAACCAGAAAACTCTCTTTACGTAATTGTTAATTCCATAGGAGGATTTATCAGGATATTCGGCAAATGAATCTGTCAAGTAAATTACTACAGATGGATTAATTTTCTGCTTCTGAATCCAAGCAAACGGTGGAATAAATCCTTTAGCATTACCTCCAGTAGAAGCAATCTTTCCAAAGTCTGGTTTACCACCTTTTTTAACAATATCAATAGAATCTATATCGTCTGAACAGTAGATGATATAGGTTGTGTCTATATCCATCTTTGTGGAAAGATAAAGAACTTCAGAGATAAAGGTTTTGATTTGTTCCTTAGAAATAGATCCCGAGGTATCTACAGGAAGAACTAAAGTTCTAAGAGTATCTTTACCTGCTCTCTTTCTTCCGTATAAAATATCACCAGATCCTAAAAATCTTCTATTTGGTAGTGTTTCTTCCCATTTATTCAAGGCACTATCCATGAACTTTTTAAGTTCTTTTTTCCAGTCAATCTTTGGCTTGGTTGTTCTTAAATCTATCAATAGTCTTCTTCCTTTTTCAGAAAGAGATGCTCCTGCAGAAGACATAGCTGCTCTTGTTGCATTTTCCCACATCGCGGAAACTTTTGATTTGCTTCCGCCCGATCCCATAGCTTGCTTAGAGGTATAGGACTTGGTAGATGTTTTGGGTCCCTGTGATGGATTTCTCTCGTAACCTGGACCTGTTTTTGCATTTGGATCTAATTTAGGGGTTTCCACGTCTTCAGGAGCTTTTTCTAATTCCTGTGGTGAACTTGTTCCTTCTTTTTTATCCCCAGCTTGAGGTTTCTGTTGCCCTGGTTCTACAGTGTCAACATCTACTATAACGAATTCTCCTTTTTTAACTTGCATTTTATTCAACTATTATATCTCCGTTAGGAAGAACACTTTTTACTACCCCTATTTTACCTGCGTTGGGACCTACCGTAATTCTAACTCTTTTACCAACTATGCTCTGCTCTCCTTCTCCTGGTTTGTCTCCTTCTCCTGGTTTGTCTCCCGGTTTTCCCTTCCCCTCTTCTTCACCTGGCATATCCCCTGGTTTATCTCCTGGCATATCCCCTGGTTTATCTCCTGGCATATCCCCCGGTTTATCTCCTGGTTTATCTCCTCCTTCTCCCATTTCTTTTTCTTCTTCTGCCTGATCGTCTCTAACGTCCTGAACTACAGAATTTTCTGAATCCGGTTCTGATAAATCTTCATCAGAATCAATAACGTGGGTTCCAGATTCCTCGGATTCACCAGAATCCTCAGTTGCTTTTTTCTGCTGTTCTCTGTCTTCTTTTAGAAGATCGTAAATATCTTCAGCTCTCATACCGACATATTTCTCTTCGAACAATCCCATTCTGCTTCCATCTGGTTGTTTTGGCCACTCGAATTGTCCAGGAACTACTTCTTCATTTAAGATTGGATTGATTGCGTAATCTGCTGCATAGTTCCAAAGTAAAGGATTTCTATTTCCTCTTCTGGTCATGTGATCACCTACACAATGTAGAATCTCGTGGCATAAAACAAATCTGATAGCTGCGTCCGATTGGCTTAAAACGAAATCCGGATGATATTGAATGTTTAGACCGTTAGTACACATAGTTGTGTATCTTGGATCAGAACTTCCGTAGATGTTTAATTTTGCTAGTAGCTGAGCGAAGAATCCTTTCTTAGAATTGATCCATAAAAGATTTCTATTTACTTTTACTCTTGCTTGATTTTCTTTATCAGCATCTCCCTCAAAAAGTTCGTAACTGTTTTTCTCGACCACATATTGGCCAAATTTTTCAATTACTTTAATTCCTTTAGTAGAATTTCTGTTTGATTCTAGGGTAACATGAAACTTAGCAAACGAGTCTATGATATCGGTATGTATTTTCTTAAATTCCATTAGCTAGAAATTATACTAAACCTTTATCTTTCATTCCACCTTTTACCATCATTGCTGCTTCAATTCTAAGCTTTCCTTCCGGTGTATCTTTAATTTTTAGTGTTTCTTCGTTTACTCCAAATTCAGGATATTTTTCTTTGATTCTAGCATAAACCCATGATAGGATTTCAAGATTGCTTAAACCTTGGTAGTATTTCATGATATTGAATAGATCCTGATCTGTTGCTTTTCCTCCTGACATTTCTTCAGCTTTTCTTAAAGCCATTTCAAATACTCCATAAGCTACTGAAGAGAAATCTGCTCCTTTTGAAAGTGGTTTAGCTTTTTCTGGATTCTTAACAATATCTTCCAAATCTCTATCTGAAATTCTTCTAATAACATCAAGATAAGCTTTTAATTTACCTGCCGCTGATGGACCGATAGCATCTGAGTAGATGTTGTAGATCGTATCTGTTGGTAGGTCTCTCCAATTTGTAGCTCCCTCGTCTTCCATTTCATCCTTAAGAGATGCTGCTGCATCTGTCCAAGATCTAGGGGTTGGGAATTTAAGAGTTGCTTTTTCTGTATCTAAGTAGTGGAATAATTCTGGATTTCTTTCTACGAATCCAACAATTTCTGGTTCGAAATCCCCTGGTTTTGATTTAGCCCATTTAGACCAAGATTCAACGTCAGGAACAAAGTTAACGATATTGAATCTGTCTGCCATAGCAAAGTCAAATTCTGCAACTTCTCCAGATCCGCTAACGTCTTCTGGTCTGTTACCAGCTGCTACGATAACCCATTTATCAGGTAATTGATAAGTTCCAACTCTACCCATTTGAACGAACTGCATGATAGCATTCAAAATATATTTGTTTGCTCTGTTCATCTCGTCCATGAATATAAATCCACCTTTACCTTCTGGTCCATTGTCCGTAGGTAAAACGATAGGAGGATTTGATCTTGTTATTCCTTTACCTGCAGAAATTAATCTTCCTTCTTCTCCATATTTAGGTTCTTCAATATCAACAACTTTAGGTATTCCTAAAAAGTCTTCCGGTGACATAAATTGCAAGTCTAAGTTAAGCATAGGAACTCCGGCTGCTTGAGCTGCTTGACCAACGATTTGGGTTTTTCCTATACCTGGAGCTCCGTAGATGAAGATAGGTTTTGCTCTACCTCCTCTTTGTTTAGATCTGTAAAGTTTACCTAACATGCTCTTAAGTTCAGTAGCGTCCACGTTTCTAACTGTTTGATCTTCTCCTGTATATTCCAGAGGAACTTGAGCTTCATCTAGGTCAGATATTAAAGACTCATTGACAGGATTCATCTTTGCAAATTCTGTTCCTTTATATAGATTATTAATCTGAGAAACTATATTTCCGTTTGCTGGGTCAAAATAAGTAACTGAAGGTGTTCCTTTTTTTGGACCTGCAGGAATCATTTTGATAATACCATCTTTGATAGCCTTTGCGATTCTAGCTATCCATCCACCGGCTTTAGAGAGAAAATCTCCAAATCTTGATTCGTTTGTTGTGCTTCTGTTGTTTACATAATCATCGAAGCTAAATACTCTTTTTCCCATTTTGGTTTTATTGATTTTTTAATTTTTAATTTGGGATATATATCAACAAACAAAAACGAATTATGAAAAACATTAAATTTTTTGAGGACTTTAATTCCGAAGTTCCATCCCAAGAAATCCACGAAGGACACGGAGAAATGCAGAACTACATGTTCTTTCAAAATCTTCACACGCTTAAAAATGCAATTGAAGAATTGATTGAATTAGATCCTGTTAAAGTCGATGGTATTCTTGCAGACGGTCACGGATGGGCTTTAGATCACATTGCTACATCAGTAGATGACGTTGAGGAGGTTTATCACTTCTTATCTAACTCTATTGAAATGGGACATGAAGGGGAAGAACACGGGGAAGACCACGAAGAAGGTCACGAAGAAATGGGGATGGAAATCCAAGTTTCACCAGACGAGGTAGAAGTTGAAACTGAAGACGAAGACGAAGAAGACGAAGACTAATTAAAAATGCCAGATCAGCCAAGCATACTAGGGGATGGAAACATCCAAGTTAAATATGGTCCTGAGATGGAAAATATTTACCCCTTTCTTACCACATTATCTGGTGAGAAAAGGGTTCTCTTTATTACCACTAGCAATCGTGGTGAATACATTTCAAGCAAGGGAGAAAAACCAAAATCGACTAGACTCGCAGAGCACTTAGCAGATCTTCTAAAAGAAAAAGGAGTAGAGGTAGTAACAATGGATGCTGCCAAACTTAAAATCTACAATTGTCTTGGATGTGTTAGTGAGCTGAAGGGGAATATGTGTGGATCTCCTAAATCTAAATTAAAGGATCCTGAAAAAAATCCCCATGGTCATTTGAAATGCTGGGCCTCTCTGGATCATAAAGACGACGAATTATGGAAAATAGCAAATGAATTGTATAACTCTGATGCTGTTATATTCTTTGCTTCCAACAGATGGGGAAATCCAAATGCAATTTATCAAAAATTAATCGAAAGACTTGACTGGATAGAAAGCTCTTATACAACATATAATGGCCAAAATACAGTTAAAAATAAAAAAGCAGGAATGGTTCTGCTAGGCCAAAATTGGAGAGTTCAAGAATCTTTAGAGGTTCAGTATCACGTTTTGAATTTCTTCGGATTTGAAACACCCGAAGAACTATTTATGGGATGGCAATTCACTAGAGATACAGACGACGAAGAACAAAGATCGTACCAGGAATCTTCAAGTTCTTTTGAACAATCTTGGGGGATGGAAATTCCAAACAAAGAAGAAACCATTAAAAAAGAAGGTGGTTTGGTTAAAGAATCCACCGAGAGTAAATTTACTAACGTCAAGGTTTCAGACTTTAGCAGTTTTATATCTAAATTAAACTGGAAATAAATGATCAGAAAAGATACTCATATCTTTAAGGTCAAAGTCGACGGAAGTGAGGATCCTCACATCATCAAAGACATTTATATTACTGAACCTGGGCATATTCTAGTTTCAGTTTACAACGAAAAAAAGAAGGTGTGTACTAATTACACCGTGTCTAAAATTCAGGAAGTTCTTCCTGACAAAATCAAAATTATTAAGAATTAAAGATCTGGTAAACCACCAATCTTTTTAGCTCTATTCTTATAGAGAGTGTAGATTTCTTGTTTCTTGTTAGCAGGAACAATTCCTTTAGCTATTCTATCATTTAAGAATTTGATGATCATTTCTTGAAAAGGTCTTTTTCTAGTTTTTGCCTCTGCATAGATTCCATGTAGATTAGCATCAACCTCATCTTTTAGTTTATAGTACTTATAATAGTTTTCTGGATTTGATTGGATTTTAATCCTCTGAGCATAATTTCTCTTCATTGCCTTAGCAGGAATAGTATTCCATCCTCTCTGGGTTAAATGCTCTATCTCATGTCTGATTAAATTTCTCAACTCTGGTGCAAGTTCTACATAACATTGAGGTTCAGTAGCAGGATTTACAGTAAGTTCAATATAGAGAATTGCTGGGTCCTCGTCTGCATTACCGTCCAGAATAAAAGATTCGGTGTATGTAGGAGCTTCGTCCCTTACGATAACCAATTTAACAAAGACGTCAAGATTTGTACCCGGATCTAAATAGTTTCCAACGTCCAAGAATTGCATGTCGTCTATTAGAGTTTCAAAACTTGGAACATCGTCTTTTTCGGTGTACCTAATTTTTACTCCTTCATATTCACCATTTGGTGTATTACTATCTTTTATGAGTTTCATAGCATCGGCTGAAATTTGACCAACTAATCTGTCATACTTTCCTTCGAAAAGAAAACCCTCAGATTCGGAAATAAAATCAGCAAAAGACTTAGTGAAACTCATCCAATTTTTTAATTTTAAAAATTAAAGATTCCATGGCTCCCGGATATTTTCCGTTGTCGCTAGATCTCTCTGGATATTCGGTTAAATAAGGATCTTCTAATTTCACTTTCTTACCTTTATGATTAGAAACGGTTTTATCCTCGTAGTAAAGAAGATCTAAATCCATTAGGGATCCAAGCATTTTATCAACTTCAAAATCTTCTTCTTCTAAACCGGTTAGATTTATAAACATTTCTATGGCATATTTCGGATCTATCCAACCCATCCCAGAAGTAACTATATCAATGATATTATCTGTAGCGGATTTAGGATCCATAGATTCGTTCAAAAACTCACCATATTCTTTAATATTGATTCCCATTTTTATAAAAGTTTTTTTGCTTCTTCGAAATCTTCTGCAGTTAAATTCCATCCAGCTATTTTTTCTTTGATGAATTTCTTAGCTTCTGGATATGTTGCGTCAGTGTTATCTTTTAAATATGCTAACAATTTTTCTCTAATCGCCGGATGAATTCCTTCAGATTCTAAAATTTCTTCCGGAAACTCAAATTCTAAGCTTTCGGTTGTCAATTTAATTTCTGATAAAATCTTTTTCAATTCCTCCTGGACTTTTATTTTATCTCTTCTAGATGCTCCTCCTTGACCGATGAAAACATTAAATTCTTCGATCATATCATCGGTTAATTCCTCATCCAGTTCAACTAATGGTTTTTCTGAATTTTCCCAATCGTCTGTTCCAAATCCTATTTCCATCACCGGAACGTCGTTAGCAGCAGCTTCTATTCCCATTGAATCTGGATCTTGGTATTCTTGAGCATCTTCGTCCCAAATCTTGTAATTTTCCTCGAACTCCGGAGAGGTTGAATCAAAATAGAAAATGTAGTTTTTACCTGTTTTTTGATCTTTTAATGTTGCAAACTCAAGAAAATCTGTAGATGTTAATTTTAAGTTGTGCTTGGAGGGATTGATTCCTCTAAGATCCTCAACTTCTCTATAATCATCTTCTCTGTACCCGGGAGGGAGGTTTCCGGATGGAGAGGTAGTTACACCAAATAAGTCTGCCTCGTTATTTTTTAGATGAAATTCATCGAAAGATAAAATTTTTGCCATTGATTTAAATTAATTTGTTTATATATCCCAGTCACATCAAAATCTTTTGTTTGAAATATTTCAATTATTTTTTAATTTTAAGAAACTTTTCTATAAAAACCATCTAAAAGAATTACTTATATTCCCTGGAGAAGTATCTATTATTATCTAGGAGCCGCCGTTAAGGTCTCAACAAAAAACCCAAACTCGAAAGTCTGGGTTTACATAAGGTCTATTCTTCTTATTTTAAACTTAGAAGGTATTTAGTTTGATCTATCAGACTCAAAATTTCCTGAATTATATTAAAGATTTCCGGATCTTTATTTTCATCGAATGCAGAGATACATTCTTCTCTGTAACAAACATCTAAATGAGCTATGAATCTAGGAAGTCCGTCTGGGGATTCTGGAGAATCGTAGTTATCTAATTTTAATGTTCTTTCCGAATCATTAAAAACGGGTCTACCATATTTTCCCATGATTGATTCTATCAAAGTATCTGAGATTTCAATAAACTCTTCAAAGAAATTATCTAAAGCTTTGTGCTCGGAATATGAATTGGTCTGCCAATGCAAAAGTTTTGCTTGAGTCATATTTTGAAGAACCCTACTTGCAACCTGGCTTGTTTTAGAGCTAGGGGTTTGGGTCTTATCTGGAGCTGCACTAGGAGTTTTGGGAATACTAATAGGTTTTAGAGGGATAATTTCCGCATCAGTCTCTACCTCCGGACCTTTGGGTTGTTCTGGGTTATATTTTCTTTTACCTGCAGGTTCTATAATTTCACCAAAGGCACTTAGATTTAATACGTTGTCCGCCATATATTTTTTTTCTTTTTTGTTATATATCAAGTACGACCGAAATTTTTTTAAAAATGCCGTATATTAAATAGAAATGGAACAGATGTTTGACGAATGGAGAAGTCTAGGTGATCGTAAGAAAATTGATCCTATGAAACACCTAGCAGAATGGACTTTAGTAAATCCTGACTACAAGATTTACATTGGTTGTGACTCAAGTAATATGGGTGACAAGACCACGTATGCTACCGTAATTGTTCTACACAAGGAGAATAAAGGTGGACACGTTATCTACAGCAGAAAGTCGGAGCCCAGAATTAAATCCAGATATGAGAGATTATGGAAAGAAGTTGAACTCAGTGTTTCTGCTGCTCATCTGTTAGAAATGTGGGGATTCGGAAAACCGGACTTCATTGATATTGATTTAAACCCAGATCCTAGATACCAATCTAATACTTTACTAGCTTCTGCAGTTGGTATGGTGGAATCACTTGGAATCAAGGCTAGATGGAAATCTAAATCACCTTGGGCAATTTCTATTGCTGACTCAATTTGCAGATAGGGGAATATATAGTTTAAATCCATTAAAAAACTATGGAATTAAACAAACCAGATCTTGATTTTTCCAATCCGCAAGAAGTCTTTAATACTACAGATAGAATAATCACAAATATAAAATCTCTAGAAAAGGAATTAGAAGCTATCCAATCTGCTTGTCCTCATCCAGACTACACGGTTAAAAATTTTAACATCCATGGAAATAATAATTTTTCTGTGAAGAAAGTTTGTGATCTGTGTCAAGCAGATATTGGATACCCAACCCAAGAGGAAGTAAATTCCTGGATTAGATCCTAATAAAATGAATCATTATGGATCATCTGATCTATAATAAAGAAATATAATTATGACTGAAAACAATATAATTGGAGAGAACTTATTGGGAGATATCTTATACACTCCTCCTAAAATTTCAATGGGACCTATCGATGACGATGATATTGATGATGTTCCAAGCTACAAATCTAATCCAACCTCTTCAACCACTCCTGCCCTAGATTCTTTTAGCAGGGATTTAACAGCTCTAGCTGCAAAGGGAGAACTTGATCCAATTGTAGGAAGAGATTCTGAGATCGAAAGAGTTTCTCAAATTCTAGGTCGTAGGAAAAAGAACAATCCAGTTCTAATAGGGGAACCCGGGGTTGGTAAATCAGCAATTGCCGAAGGACTAGCACTTAGAATTTTCCAAAGAAAGGTTTCTAGAAATCTACTAAATAAGAGAGTAGTTAGTTTGGATATGGGTCTAATTGTTGCCGGAACTAAATACAGGGGTCAGTTTGAAGAGAGAATGAAGTCCATTATGGATGAGCTAAGAAAAAATCCAGATGTAATTATTTTCATCGATGAATTGCACACTCTAGTTGGTGCCGGTGGTTCATCAGGATCTTTGGATGCTTCTAACATGGTAAAACCTGCACTAGCAAGAGGGGAATTTCAATGTGTTGGAGCAACAACTCTAAATGAATATAGACAGTATATCGAGAAAGACGGAGCACTAGAAAGAAGATTTCAAAAAGTTATCATTGAAGCTCCAACTGCAGACGAGACAATTATAATTCTAAACAATATCAAGGCTAAGTACGAGGATCATCATAATGTTCAATACACTGACGATGCTATCATCAATTGTGTTAAGTTAACAGAAAGATACATTACCGACAGAAACTTCCCAGACAAAGCTCTAGATGCTTTAGACGAAGCGGGTAGCAGATCTCAATTAACCCAAGTTAAGGTTCCTGATGCATTGGTTAATTTAGAGAAGAATCTAGAGAAAACTACAGAGGAGAAAAAGAAGTGTGTTACCAAACAGGACTATGAAGGAGCTGCCAAATATAGAGATCTGGAAAGAAAGATTAAAGCTGGCATCGAATCGGAAACTAAAGCCTGGGAGCAAAAGCTAAAAGAGAAGAAGAAAATCGTAGACGGTGAAAAAGTTGCTGAAGTAGTTTCTTTGATGACTGGGATTCCTCTACAAAAGATCAGTCAGGACGAAAACGAAAGACTTGCTAAAATGGCTGAAGCTTTAAGAGATAGAGTTATTGGACAAAATGAAGCAGTTGAAAAAATATCAAAGGCAATTTTAAGAAATAGAATCGGTTTAAAAGACCCAAATCGTCCAATCGGATCATTTGTTTTTCTAGGACCTACCGGAGTTGGTAAAACCCAATTGGCTAAGGAATTGGCTAAAATGGTATTCGGTGATGCCGATGCAATGATTAGAGTTGATATGTCCGAGTACATGGAGAAATTCAATTCAACCAAATTGATTGGAGCTCCTCCAGGATATGTTGGACACGAAGATGGTGGTCAATTAACAGAGAAAGTTAGAAGAAAGCCATATTCAGTAGTTCTATTTGACGAGATTGAAAAGGCCCATCCGGATATTTTCAACTCTCTATTACAAATTCTAGACGAGGGTATGATTACCGATGGATTAGGAAGAAAGATTAATTTTAAAAATTGTTTAATCATCTTGACTTCTAACGTTGGTCAAAGAAAGGCTGCCGAATTTGGAGGAGGTGTAGGATTCAAATCTTTAGATAAGAGCAATGTGGAAAAAGAATCAAAGATCACGATCAGAAAAGAATTGGAAAAAACTTTCTCTCCGGAATTTCTAAACAGAATAGATGAAATTATAAACTTTAATTCTCTAACTCAAGATGATCTAATTAAGATTATAGACGTTGAAATTAAAAAGATGACTCCGAGATTTGAAGATCTAGGGTTTAAATTAGTCATCTCTAAGGATCTAAAAGAAAAGATAGCAGAAAGAGGATATGACCCCAAATTTGGAGCAAGACCTCTGAAAAGACTTCTTCAAAAATATATCGAAGACACTATTGCAGAGCTCTTTATCCAAAAGAAAGTTGAATCAGGTTCTAAGATTACTCTATCCCTAGATTCTTCCAAAGATGCTGAGATCGAACCCCCAGTAAAGGTAAGAATCACAAATCCAAAAAAGGGCTCAGAAGAGTAATATATAGAGCATGATTTTTATAGATTTAAAGAAGGAGAAATCTCTGGATTCAGCTTTAAAGAAGCTAAAAAATAAATTTTCTGAACGTAAGACAAAAGACGAACTTAACGAGAGAAGAGAATTCACCAAACCATCTGTGAGAAGAAGAAATCAAATAAGAGACGCAAAGTATAGGCAATCTATCCGTACGTCCGAGATAAATTAAATTTGAAAAATATAATTCTATATGAGGAATTTTCCGACGGATTGAACCGTTTGAGATCGATTTTCGAATCTCTAGAATCAAATCCTATTGCTAACATAGAGGTTTATAACCGAAATATGGAAGCATCCTATCCGGATAAATTATTCTTTTTAGATATTATAAATCCGGATGTTATCGTAGATTTTGGGTGTGCAGACGGAACGATCCTTTCCAAGATGAAGGAGAAAAATCCAGATGTTAAATTGATAGGATACGATCTTAGTAAAGCTATGCTTGCTAAAGCAAGAGCTAAACTAGGACCAGACGTTTTATTAACCGATTCTTGGAGTGAGGTTCAATCTGAATTGGAATCTTATGATAAACCAGCTCTTGTATTATCTTCGGTAATTCACGAAGTTTATTCTTATTCTCATCCTAAAGAAGTTAAAAAATTCTGGGAGGATAGAGTATTTGGTGGAGACTTTAAATGGATAGTAATCAGAGACATGATTCCTTCTGTTGAAATGAGTAGAAAAGAAGCATCCGAATTCCAGGACGATGTTGACAAAGTTAAATCTGCGGCAGATCCAAAATACTTAAAGTCTTACGAAGAAAAGTGGGATGATATTGGAAGCAGCTATAAATTCTTAGCTCACTTTTTACTAAAATATAAATTCACAGATAACTGGACTAGAGAAGTAGCAGAAAACTATCTTCCTCTTTCTCTTGAAACTCTATACAAGAAAATACCTCCGGGATATGAAATTATTTTTGAAGATAATTTTGTTCTTCCCTATCTAAAAAAAGAAGTCAAAAAGGACTTCGATGTAGACATTAAGCACACTACACATGCTAAAATGATTATAGAAAATAAAAATTTTGAAAAATGAAAAATCTAGCACTCTATGAATCTTTCACCGAATCTTTAAACGAATCAAGAACAAGAAAGAATCTAATGCACGAACTTCTTAACATTCCAGAAGATAAAAAAATCTCTGACATTTATAAGAGCGGTAAGAAATTAGCAGAAGAATTGGTTGCAGCAATCAAGAAGAGCAACATAGTTCCAGAAAAAGAGGTTCAGAAAAAAGCTACCTCGATGCTAGCCTTTGTTGGTAACTGGCCTAATGATCCTAAGAATTCCGTTTTTGATGTTGCTCTGAGACACGTCAAATCTCTCTTTTAAGAAACTTATCTTTCTTTTCCTGGTATAAATCAAATATGATCAAAGATTCAGACATAGTTTTTGTTACCCCTTCTTTATCCACTAAATGGATAAATTATCAACAGAGTATATTAAAATCAAATTTTCCTGAAAGTTCCTTCATTGTCGTCGACGGAAGAGGGGGATGGCCAAAGTCCTGGTTTCTTTGGATAAATGAGGTTAAGAAAACAAATCAAAAATGGTATATCCATATCGATGAAGATTGCTTCATCGAAAATAAATCTGAAGTAATTAAACTCCTTGAAAAAATGGAAATGGAAGATATTGGGATTTCTGCTATTTCTGAAGCATATTGTCATTTCAGAGGAAACAATCCAGTAGCTTTCAACTCTTTCTTTTTGGCTGGTAGGGTTGAAGATTTGCAGCATGTCAATTTAGATATTAAAAATATCGATTTCAAATACGATGGACAAAATTGGAAGAATTCTTTAGGAATTCATTTTAAGAAAGAATATTTGGATGATTTCATATATCCTCACGATAAAATCTGGCCTCATGATAATATAGAATCTGAATGCGAACCTTTTTATCTTTTCTGCTGGCTGATGAAGGAGAACAAAATAAAAATTCATTATCTTTACCCTTACTTTGATTCCAGATTTAAGTCAACCAATCCAAGGATTGAGAAAGATTCTCCTGACATAGCAATTCACATGTGGTACACTAGATTGTGCGACAGTCCTATGGACGTACACGGTCTTCCTAATAATGAAAGATATCGTAGATTGGAAGATTACCTTAATTCTAAATAAATTCTAAATAAATTTGGATCTTTGATACATATTTTATATGCCAAAGAAAAAAATTAAGGAGGGGGAACTTTCTAGAAGAGAGCAAATGCTCATGAAAGAAAATGCTATCATCAAAGGAAAATTAGGATTTGCCCTTGGTGTATTGGAAACTGTTCAAATCTTAACTAGAAACGTAAGTCCTGAAATACTAGAGAAAAATCTGGAGCATCTGAGATTGACAATCCCGAGATCTCTAGAGGACCTTAGATCTGGTCTTTAATCAACTTTAATCAGTTTAATTGTAGCACCTTTATATCCCTCTGCTTCTTTAGCAAGAGTTAAATTTTCTTGGCTATCATCAAAGAAAGTCAAATGCTTAAATCCTAAATCAATTAAATCTTTTATTGCTTCCTTTTTTCTATCTGCAATGGTTCCTTTATAACCATACTGAGGATCACTTATAGCAATTACAAGTTGTGGATGTATGTCAATCCCATTTTCTAAAAAGAAGTCCCTCACGAGCTTGCTAGAGCTTCTAGCAGTCACAATAGCAACAGGGATTCCTCTCTTATAGTAGCTTTTGAGCTTGTTAAATATCTCATGGATAAATCTTCCCTGTCTTAGAATTTCAGGGTTTAGAAAATCCCCAAAATCCAGAACGTGCTTAGATGGTTTAGATTCGAATGTGTTGAATTCCTGAGGGGTTAAGGACTTGATAATTTTCCCGGTTTTTCTGTCTACAATTTTTATCTTTGCATCAGTTCTGACAATAGTATCATCTAAATCAAAAATAACTAATCTGTTACCGGTATCTATTCCTTTAATTTCTATCACTCTTTGGGATAATTTCCCTTATATATTTTTAAATTTTAACTTTTACGATTCTAGTTTTATCTGAGATCTTCCTTTCTTCTAAGATTTCATATTTTAGAGTTGTTAATCCATCCGAATTTATTTTTTCCATCGCATTTTTTTGCCCTTCAGGGGAGCTAAATGAGAAATATTTTTTAAGATTCTCGTCATATAAATCTTTGACAATATTTCTTTCGTGAGCTAACGATCTATATCTTCCATTTTTCCTAGATGTTGGGATCCCATTTAAAATGCATCTCAACATAACGTCGTCATCCTCTGCTCCCCACCCCCAGTAATCGTTAGAATATCCATTTGCCTTGATAAAGGAATGCTTATCGAAAATGGTAACCCCTCCGAAATACTTATGGTAAGGGAGTTTGTATCCAAATTGCTCCGCTTCAGCTGCTAAATGGGTTGGATTCGGGGTATAAGTATAATCCGATGTTATTGGTAACATATCAACGTCATGGAAACAATAGTAATCTGCAGAAGGTGATTCAAGTGCTCCGACGTTTAATAATTTTCCTCTGTTGAAAGGTTTATCGTCCTGTTCAACAATTACAATCTCGTAATCCAAATCCCTTAAGAATTCTGAATTCTCCATATGGGGAACAAATTTTTTTAAATGTTCTTCTCTGTCCCTATATGGAACTATGATAGATAATTTTTTAGACATCAGATATTTTAGTTCATACTTTTGTTAAAGTTTCCGAAACATTATTCTTCTTCCCCGGTATAATTTTAAATTATTCTATGATTTATTTTAGAAGCATCGGCTACATGGGAAGGCTTGGAAATCAGATGTTCCAGCTTGCTTCAACAGTAGGAATAGCAAAAGAAAGAGGATTTGGTGCCGGAATTCCTATTGAGAATTGCACCAGAAAAATTGGAAGCGGACCAATTGACGTTAAAACCGGATTACAGACGAATGTTAAGTGCGATCTTTTAGATTGTTTCAATATCCCGTCAAAATATTTAATTCCGTTCAGTGAGGTAAAACCTCAGTACATTTACTACGAGGGGGATTTTAAATTCAATCCTCAGGTTCTATCTTTGGAACCATATACAGATTTATCTGGATACTTTCAAACCGAGGAATATTTTAAAAAATATAGGGAAGAAATTCTAGAAATCTTTACTTTTAAAAAAGAAGATGAAGAAGAAGCAAGAAATTTTCTATTAGAGAAGGTTCATTCTCTATCATCAAATAAGAATGTAATTTCTATTCACGTAAGAAGGGGGGATTATACGCTATATCCAAACCATCATCCGGTTTGTTCCGATGACTATTATAAATCTGCAATTGAAAAATTCGATCTAAAAAATTCTGTGTTTCTAGTTTTTTCTGACGATATCGAATGGTGCAAGAAAAAATTTGAAGGAGACAGTTTTATATTTTCAGAAACTAACAATCCATATGTGGATCTTGCAATTATGACAATGTGTGACCATCACATTATTGCAAACTCTTCTTTTAGCTGGTGGGGTGCCTGGTTAAATAGATCTAAGGACAAGAGAGTTATAGCTCCTTCCAGATGGTTTGGTCCTTCTTTACCTAAAGACACGAGTGACATATATTGCGAGGGATGGGAAATAATATGAGCAACAACTTCTTTTCCATAACGATAAACACCTTTAATCACGAGAATTGGATAGAGGGATGTCTATACAGCTGTTTAAACCAGGATTATGATAACTTTGAAGTTATCGTTATAGACGACATTTCAACCGATAAGACTTTTGAGATATGCTCCAGGATACAAAAAGAATTTCCAGGAAAATTAAGAGCTATAAGAAATGAGAATAAAATATTCTCGCAGGTCCGAAATATTCTAGAGCTCACTCTTCTTTCTAAGGAAAATTCTATAGTGGTTTCTGTCGATGGGGATGATTGTTTAAAAAACAACCAGGTTCTAAAAAAACTAAATGAGGTCTATAATTCCGGAGAAGTCTGGATGACCTATGGAAGATATGAAGAATATCCTTATAACGACGTTTCTGGAAGTTATTATGCTTACCCAGATCATATAATACAAGGAAATTTATTTAGGGAATACAGATGGATGGCTTCTCATCTAAGAACTTATAGAAGAGAATTGTTTTTGAAAATCAAGGAAGAGGACTTTAAATTACCCGATGGTGAATGGCTTGACGTAACAGGGGATCAGGCATTTATGCTTCCAATGTTGGAGATGTCAAAAGAGAGAAGCAGATTTATTCCTGATATTCTTTATGTTTATAACGTAGCTAATCCCACAAGGGACGGAGCAACTAAAGTTCATAGACAAGAAGAGGTAGCAAGATACATTAGATCAAAAGAAAAATACACCAGATTAGAAACATTAAATGAAAGATAAATTTTTTATGGCTATTCTTTCTCATAAGGGAAGTAAGCACAGGGATGAACAAAAAAAACATCTCCTAGAAACAAACAACGGTGATATTATATTCTATTATTTTATAGGAGATTTAAATCTAGACTCGGAATATAAAGTAGACGAAGAGAACAAAATAGTCTATCTAAAAGTTCCTGATAACTACGAATCTCTTCCCTTAAAAACACAAGCAGCTGTTTCTTTTGTGAATGAAAATTATTCCGACTCGATTAAAGGAATGATAAAAACAGACGATGATATAGAACTGGATATCGAAAAGATTTATTCTTGCCTTTCTATTCACGGAGATAAAGATTATTTTGGAATAGTTACACAGATAACTAACCCTGAAAACGTATCGACCTGGCACATGGGAAAATGTGAATCCGCAGAGATGAATAGAACCCCAGTAAGAGTTCCTCTTTGTACCTATTGTGGTGGTGGAGGATATTACTTAAGTAAAGAATCTATCTCTAAAATTTCCCAATCAAAGGAAAAATATTCCACCATGGTATTTGAAGACGCAGCTACCGGATACGTTTTAAATTCATTTGGAATCTATCCAACGTTTATTCACATGGGACAGAATGGATTCGATTGGCCTAATATGGTACCTCCTTCTCCTCCAGAATCTAAGGTTCAAGTCAATCCAATGTTAATAAGATAAGATGATATCAATTTGTATACCTTGTTACGAGATGCACGGGAGAGGAAAGGATTTTCTAGACTTTAATTTGGAAAAAATTAAAGAACAGACCTATCAAGACTTTGAAGTTGTAATTTCAGACCACAGCCAAAACGAGGAGATTAAATCTGTATGCGAGAAATATTCATCATTGGGTATGGATGTTAAATATTTTAAAAACGAAAATAATAGGGGGAATTCCTCTAGTAATATTAATAATGCAATTTCTAATTCTACTGGTGAAATAATTAAAATTATTTTCCAGGACGATTTTCTATATCACATTAATTCTCTAAAAGAAATAAGAGATTCTTTTTCTTCTAATGATATAGACTGGCTGGTAACAGCTTCTTGTCACACTACAGATGGAATTAACTTCGAGAGATTTTATTATCCAAGATATACAGAAGACATTATGACGGGGAATAATTTAATAAGCTCTCCGAGTGTTTTAAGTTTTAAAAATACCGGAGATGTTTGGTTTGACTCAAATTTAATCTGGCTAATGGACTGCGATATGTACAAAAGACTCTATATGAGATATGGGGATCCTTTCTATTTAAATCGAATTAATGTTGTTAACAGAACTTGGGAAGGTCAGTATAATAATCACATCCCTTGGGAAAGAAAAAAATGGGAAATAGAATACGGGAGACATAAATACTAATAATATATAAAATAAAATGAATAATTTAGAACAAATTTACCTTAATAAATGCGCTACTGCATTAGACATCAACGAGCATTTACCTACTTTAAGGAGATACACAGAAGAATGCGACGTTGTTATCGAAATGGGGGTTAGAAGCATAGTTTCAACCTGGGCTTTTTTACTAGGGCAGCCAAAAAAATTAATCTCTGTGGACATCGTTCATCCTAAAACTTATATCAATCATGACCCGTCTGGATGCAATTTAGATTTGGTTTATGAAATTGCAGAAGAGAGAGAAATTGAATTTGAATTTATAGAGTCAGATACCTTAAAAATGGATCCCATTGAATGTGATTTTTTATTCATCGATACCCTTCATGATTACGATCAACTAAAGGAAGAATTAAGAATCCATTCGCCTTCTGTTAAAAAATACATAGGCCTTCACGATACAGAAACTTTTGCAATCAAAGGAGAAACCCCAGGAAAAGAAGGAATCTGGAGAGCAGTGGAGGAATTCCTATCTGAAGGAGAATGGAGAATTGGAGAAAGGTTTACAAACAATAACGGACTTACTATTCTATCTAGGATTTAATGAACAACCCCCGAAATAAGATATGCTTAAACTAGAAAACGTAACTCTCATAGCTTTAACAAGCGTTAGAATCCCTCAGACAATAAAAGCTCTGGAATATAGTTGCAGGGGAATCCAATTTGGAGATGTTAAATTAGCTTCCGATATAAAACCAGAAAATTTACCTGCTTTCATAAAACATGAGTATACCGAAAGAAGTTCAAATATTGATGAGTGGAATTATAATATAATTTATAATCTATCCAAACATATAGAAACAGATTATGCAATTCTCATTCACGATGATGGTTTTATAGTAAATCCGGAATCTTGGAGGAATGAATTTTTAGAATATGATTACATAGGAGCTCCTTGGGCTTTACCTTCAGATGATTATTCGTACCGTGATATAAATGGAGAAATCGTTCGCCAGGGAAATAGTGTTTCTCTAAGAAGTAAAAAATTAATAGATATTCCAAATAAATTAAATCTGGAATGGAAGTCTTTCTATGGATTTACAAATGAAGACGGATTTATATGTGCGCATTATAGGCATAGGTATATAGAAGAAGGATGTAAATTTGCAGACATTGATGTTGCCAAATACTTCTCACACGAAACAATGATACCAGAAATAGAAGGAATAAAACCATTTGCATTTCATAGACACTTTGGTACCAATTCGATTTACCCTAATTATGGAAGATAAAGAATTGGTGATATCCGCTTATGATAAACCAATCGATTGGTTGTCGTTAATTGATGATAATGTTAAAAAAACAATTTATCGAAAGGGAAATGCACTCCCATTGTCTAGTGGTGAAATTTTAATTGAACCAAATATTGGCAGATGCGTACATAGTTTTTTCAATCATATTAAAAATAATTATTACAATTTATCCGATTATACATTTTTTGCTCAGGATTACCCATTTGATCATTGGGAAGATTTAATCTATGTTGTTAATGGTAATATTGAAACCTTTATAAATCGTTCAGCATTGAATATTGGTGGGTATTATGGATATCACTTTAATACTATTAAGGTTCCCTCAGAAAGAGGGGGGGTAATGCACACGATGCATCCGTCACAGCATCACGGGAAAGGTAATGTAATCTCCTGTTATAGCAACGGGATGCCTCATGACCACAATCCAAATATCAACGTTGATGTGTACTGGGATTTATTATTTGATGAACCCAGGCCAAATATGTATGAATTCATACCAGGGGGTCATTTCGGAATATCCAAAGAACATGTTCATTTAAGATCCCTTGATTTTTATATAAAAGTGACTTCTTTATTGGAAGAAAACGAAACAGCCCCGTGGTTAATTGAAAGACTTGAATGCTACATATTTAATTCAAAATACAAGACAAAATTATGAGTAAAGTACAAATAATTTCTATTTTTGATAAACATGAAGATTTTATTAAATTACAATATGAGAGTATTGTAAATCACGTTGAAGGAGATTATGAATACATTATTTTTAATAATGCTTCTGATGAATTGCAAGCAATTCAAAATAAAAAAATGTGTGAAGAATTAGATATCAAATGTATTAGAATTCAAGTTAACTACAACTTAGACCCATCAAATATTGCTGGGGCTGCTCTTAACGAAGCTTTTAGTTATTTTTCAGAAGAATCAGTTTTTAAAATTGATTCTGATATGTTTTTTATTTCAAATATTAACCTGACTGAACTTTTTGAATCTTCAGACCTGATATACATACCAAATTATGTTCTGGGCTTGGAAATCATGTGGAGTGGTGTTTTTGGGATAAATATGAAAAAAATTGATATCTCATTAAATTTTAAGCCAAGCGTTATACCACAAACAGACACGTTTGACCAGTCATCATTATTGACAAAAAATAACAAATATATTAAAAAAATATTTAAACTATATTCTATTCAAAATATAACGGATAATGTTGTTATTTCTTCTTTAAATAATGATTGTGGAATCTATATAAAGGACAATGAAATAATATTCAACGAAAAGCCAGAATATTATTCAGATAAAGAAACCTTGGTAAATTTAAATGATAAAATTTTGGGGATTTTAAATATTATGAAATTATATGAATTTCCAGTACCATACAATGTAGATATGATTGAAATTAACGGGGTTAATTTCATGTTTCATTTTAAATCCTCTAATTGGTGTCCCTGGTATACAGACCAATATGTTACACTAAAAAAAGACTCCTTAATAAAATACTTAAAAAATAATTAAATGAAGAAAAAAATAGCATTGGTGACAATGGCAAAAGATGAAGACTTGTATATTCAAGAGTGGATCGATTATCATTTGAAATTAGGATTTGATAGTATATTCATCTATCAAAACAATTGGAGATTTAATAGTGAAGACTTGGATGAAAGAGTTCATCTTTTAGAGTGGGATATAGATTCCCCAGGTGATATGGATAACACCCCATGGTTATCAAATAGAATTGCTATGGCTTACACTCATTTTGGAAAAACATATCACGATCAATTTGAATGGGCTGCTTTTATTGATGTCGACGGGTTTCTGGTATTGAAGCAAACGAACGATGTCAAAGAGTTTATTGCTAAATTTGACAACGTTCCCCAAAGACAAGTTGTAATCAATCTAGCACAATTTGGTGATAATGGTCATACCGAGTTTGATCCGAACAACGCAAGTGTATTGGAAAGATTTACTAAAAGATGGGGTAAACCTTATACTCACACCTACTATCATGTTGGACCAATATGCAAATTACACGAAAACTTTGATAAGCATGGGGTTCATATGGTACACGATGAAGAATGGATTGATGTAGATGGTGTAGTAGGCATAGGTACTTCAACTATTTTGAATTGCTCAAGAAAGGTATCATACGATACAGCACAACTAAACCACTATTATACAAAGACTCTACCAGAATGGCTTAATAAATGTAATAGAACTCGTCCAGAGGGTGATCAGTATAGGAGTACGATTGAAGGTTTTTTTGAACACAACCACAACGATGTAGAAGACTTTCATGCTTTAAACTTTTTTAGAAATCAACAAACTTTGTAGATTATGGATATTATAAATACAAATTTGAATGTGCAAAAGATTAGTGATCCGTATGATATATGGATTATTGATAATTTTTTAAAAGAACATACTTTGAAAGGTATTAAAGATGCATGGCCATCTTATGAAAATGATGCTTGGTATGTTGGACACCCTGAAATAGACGGTAAAAAGAATATATTAGAACAGGGTATGCTAGGAATTAGTAAAGTAGGGGAAATGCCTGAATTCATTAGCAATGTTATGAGTTATATCCACACAAAAGAGTTTACAGAAAGGATATCTAACCTTTTAAATTTACAAAACCTATTTCCAGATGAGCATATGAGATGGTCAGGTATGAGAACAATGCTTCCAAATTCATTCCAATTGATTCATAGTGATGCTAGAAAATCACCTAATTCAGGAATGCGTAAAGAGGTAACTTGTTTATTGTATCTGAATGAGAACTATAATAAAGAAAATGATGGCGGTTGTTTAGAAGTCTGGTCCGATGATATGTCAACTTGTATGCATGAAATTGAACCTATCTCAAATAGGTTTGTTGCTTTTTTAAACAGCGATACTTCCTACCATGGTGTACCAACTGTAAAATCAGAAAGAAAGTTAATTACATTCTCTATTTTAGCAAATGATAGTTCTACCGATCGATATAAAGCTCTATTCGTTGCAAGACCTACCGATTCTGTTGAAGTTGGAATCGAAGGTGTTAAAAGGTCACAAATAAAAGATATTAAAAAATAAAAATATGGAAGTAAAAAATTATCCTATATTCAAGGTTCATGTCGATGTAGATGGAGCTTTAGAAAATTTAAAAACGGTATTAACTAGTGGTTTTTTGAATGAAGGTGAGTGCGTAACACAATTTACCGATTTTTTAAATAATTATCTAAACCATAAAAATGTAGTTTTATTAAATAGCTGTACATCAGCACTTACGTTAGCATTAAAATTGGCTGGGGTTTCTCCTAATGATGAAGTTATTACGACGTCGATGACGTGTGTTGCTACTGTCACCCCAATATCTAATTTAGCAGCAAAAGTAGTTTGGTGTGATATTGATTACAAAACAGGAAACATAGACCCGTTGAAGATAGAGTCATTAATCACCAAAAAAACCAAAGCTATTCTGTGTGTGAATTGGGCTGGTATTCCGTGTGATTTGGAAATGCTACAAGCAATCTGCAAAAAACATGGCATCAAACTTATACAAGATGCAGCACATTCCTTTGGCGCAAAGTATAATGGAGAGTCCATATGCCACTATGCAGACTATACTTGTTTTAGTTTTCAAGCTATTAAGCATATAACTACCGGGGATGGAGGAGCTTTGATCTGCAAATCTGAACAGGATTTTGAAAGGGCTAAAAAATTAAAATGGTTTGGTATTGATAGAGATGCTACTAAAAATGAAAAGGGTGAGTGGAAAGGTCAGAGATGGGAAGTAAATATATTGGAAGCTGGATATAAGTTTCATATGAATAACGTATCGGCTGCTATTGGATTGTCCCAAATTCCCCATATTGATAACATAATACAATCTCACATCGATAATGCAAATATTTATGATAATTTATTTAAAGACAATCCACACATAAAACCTTTAAAAATTAATAAAAATACACAACCGACATATTGGGTATACACTGTAATACTGGATGAAAGTATTAATCGTAATGATGTTTTAGAAAAAATGAACAAACAAGGCATAGCTGCAGGGTTAGTACATATTCCATGTGATGGATATCAGTGTTTTGAAGATAGTAAAACAGACCTACCACATACAAAGTATTTTTACGAGCATCAGCTATCTCTTCCGTGTGGGTGGTGGTTAAATTCAGAAGATATTAATTTCATAACCAATACACTAATTAAAATTCTACACAATGAATAACATTCACAGTACTTCATTCATAGATCCATATATTCAGCTCGGAAAATTTAATCACGTTGGGAAAAATGTACAAATCAAGTACCTTGACGAAAATAACAAGCCATCCGTTGTAATCGGAGATAATAACATTATCAACGATAATACAAGAATCTTAATAGGGGAAAATCCACTGAGTATAGGAGATTGGAATGTTTTTCATAACGACATGCTAGTTATGGTTGGTAAAAAGATTGACATTGGTCATAATTGTTGGTTCGGTCAAAATACAATTTTAGATGGATCCGGAGGACTTTCTATAGCTAACGGGGTTAGAGTTGGAATGTATTCTCAAATATGGACACACGTTGCTAGCGGTGAATTAATAGAGGGATGCTTATTGTTTGGAGACAGTAAGACAAACATCGAAGACGATGTTTGGTTAGTTGGAAGCTGTACAGTTTCTCCAGGGGTTTGTTTAAGAAAAAAATCAGTTTTTTTAATAGGATCCATAGTAACAAAGGACTCGGAAATCGAAAAGGTATACTCAGGAACACCAGCCACTATTAATGATAAAATAAAAGCTTGGAAAGAGATCTATCCTGTTGATAAATTAAAAATGCTACTTGAATGGAGTGAGATTTTTTGTATCGGTAAAAAATACGAAATTGACAATCAAATCGAATCGGGATACTTTACCGTCAAATCTACCGAAGATAAAGAGATGTTAATTTTTTTTATCAATGGGGGATTTTCGATACCAAACGAATATGTTGTCAGTTTATTTAATGTATTGGACAAGACACTTACCAAAAAAAATAGTCTCTTAGAAAGAACATTTTATAAATCTATTTATAATAATAAAGCTAGATTTCGTATCATATAAAAATAAAAAATCATGAAAAATAAAAAAATACTCCTAATAGGAGGAAGCGGAGCTCTTGGAAAAACTCTAATAGGGCTCTATCAAAACGTGAATCAAATCAAAGTATTGAGTAGGGACGAACACAAACAAGTCAATTTAATATCTTCAGATTGGGTAAACAAAGAAAACGTTAGTTTTATGATCGGAGACGTTAAGGATAAAGATTGTATCCTAAACGCTATAGAAGATTATAGACCAGATATAATCATAAACGCAGCTGCGTTGAAGCACGTTCCTGTGTGTGAAATAAACCCATACGAATCGGTTAACGTGAATATAATTGGGCATCAAAACTTGTTAGAGGCTGTGAGACGTAGTAAGCATACTATAGAGACTTTGATTTATGTATCATCTGATAAAGCGTGTAAACCGGTAAACATCTACGGAATGTGTAAAGCAATCTCTGAAAGATTGTATATTGAATTTGCAAAAAAACAAACGGATATAAAAGTTTGCTTAGTTCGATATGGAAACGTTTTGGAATCTACAGGTTCTGTTATTCCATACTTTAAGCAGCTATTAAAAGATGGAGTAACAGAACTACCCATCACAGATTTACGTATGACAAGATTTTTATTAACACTGGAATCAGCAGCTAAGCTAATAGAATGGGCATACTACAGTCCCATATCACACGGTAAGATAGCAATACCTAAAGTACAATCATTTAAGATAATAGATATCGCAAATGCTTTAATATCAGAATATCATCCAAATTCAGACATTAAATTGAAAGTTGTAGGAATACGAAAAGGTGAAAAATTACACGAGGAAATGATATCTTCCGAAGAGTGGTTGCGTACTGAAGATCACGAAAACTATCTTATTACAGATGAAATAATTAGAGAAGAGGGGATTTCTTATAATTCCTATGACAGTGTGATGCACGAAGAGAAAGTTCATGATTTCTTAAAGCTTTGCGGTGTGATCTAATAATATAATGGGAGTAACAGAAATATACAACGGACAAAGATCAAGTAATTTACTAAGGAAAAATAGGATCTTATGATAACAACAAATTTAACAGGTAACTTAGGAAATCACATGTGGCAATATGCTGTATGTAGAGCCATATCCGAAAAACTTGGATATGAATGGGGGATAAATCCTTCTCCCTCGCATGACTATCACAATGGGATGAACCAAATGTATTTTATGGATGTGGATTTTGGGAAATTTCCAGAAGGTGAATTTGTAGACTTTCATGAAAAATGGACAACATATAGACACATAGATGATGTCAATATCACTTTTTTAGATCCTAGAGTTTATCAGATTCCAGATGGGACTCGAATGATAGGAGATAATGGAGCATTGGGAGGAATTTATCAATGTGAAGATTATTTGATAGAAAGGAAGGAAGAGATATTAAAATGGTTCAGCATCAGGAACGAATACAAGAATAAGTTTGATTTGGAGATGGAAAAAATGGGAATTGTTCTTGATGAAAATACCTGTGTTATAAATTTCAGAGGTGGAGAATATAGGGGCCTTAGTAATGTAATTCTAAGAAGAGAATATTGGAGGGACTCTATAAATCATATGCTTTCTCTAAATCCTCAAATGAAATTCGTAATTGTCACAGACGATCCGGGATGCGCTTCCTCGTTTATGCCATTTGACATTCCGACTGTACACGGAGAGATTGGATTAGATTTTTATACAGTTAATCAATCAAAATGGGTAATTTTATCCAACTCTACTTTTGGATGGTGGGCAGGATGGTTAAACACCAGGGCAGAAAAAATCATAGCTCCAAAATATTGGGCAAGACACAATGTTAGTGATGGGTACTGGGCAACTGGGGAATCTTATACCAGAGGATTCACATATCTTGATAGAGAAGGATCTCTATCTGACTACGAAACTTGTAAAAAAGAAGCTTTAGATTACTATAAATTAAAAAATATTATATGAGAATTTTTGACGGATTTTGTTTCTTTAACGAGCTTGACATACTAGAAATTAGATTAAATACCCTGGATCCCCATGTTGATTATTTTATAATAGTAGAATCCTCCGTAACACACACTGGAAATCCTAAACCCTATTATTTTGAAGAAAATAAAGAAAGATTCAAAAAATTTCTACCAAAAATCATACATTTGAAAATAGAAGATACCCCTAATAATTTCACTGATCTGGGAGAAGATTTATTAGGTTCTGATTTTGATTCTCTAGAAGTTAATAGGATAAGTGGATTTATAAAAAATCAAAGTTGTTTTAATATAAACCACGAGATTCATTATGGGAGGGATTTTTACCAAAAAGAATGTGTCAGAAGAGGATTTGAGTTCTGCGAAGACGATGATATTATAATTTTTTCAGATTGCGACGAAATTCCAAATCCTGAAATTCTAAAATCTTTAAAGACCTTTTATAACCCAGATTTGTTCTATGATTTTTTACAGACTACTTATTATTATTATTTAAATGTTCTCAAGGAAAAAAACTGGAGAGGATCTTCTATGGGGTCTTTTAAAAGATTAAAGGAATTTTCTCTTAATCAATTAAGGGCTCAGAAAAATCAAGAAATTGAAAATGGAGGATGGCATTTTAGTTTTATGGGAGGTCCAGAAAAAGTAAGAACTAAGATAACATCCTATTCCGCTCAGGAAATGCTAAATGCAAATGTATTACAATCTATAGAGAACAATATAAATAATAATATAGATCCTTTCTTTCGAAGTACTCTTTCGACAGTGTGGATAGATTCATCATACCCTTCATATATTACCGAAAATCTACCTAAATTTAATCACATGATAAAAAAATAATAATTTCCTGAAATTATTCCTGAAATTTTATCTAAGATAATCTATACAAATTCAAAAAAATGATAAACCAAGAAAGTATTAAAAGTCTGGTGGGAAATCACGTTTCCCCCTACATATACAACTCCAAAGAGTTCAAGCCCGGAAAAACCCCCATCTATTATTCAGGTCCATATTGGGACAATAGAGAAGCAGAAGCAGCTATAGACTCTTTGCTTAATGGAAGATGGATAACAGCAGGGGAAAAAGTCTTTTTGTTTGAAAGAAAGTTCAGCAAAAGATTTAATGTACAGCATTCTCACATGGTAAATTCAGGCAGTTCTGCAAATCTTGTTATGATAACTGCTTTGAAGACTAGATTTGGCTGGGAAGACGATGACGAAATTATAGTTTCCCCAGTTGGATTTCCAACAACCATTTCTGTTTTGCACCAGAATAGATTAAAACCTGTATTTGTTGATATCGAATGGGAAACCTTAAATTTTGATGTCAGCAGAATCGAGGAAAAAATCACTCCAAAAACAAAGGGAATTTTCGTTTCTCCTGTTCTGGGTAATCCTCCAGACATGGATGAAATTCTAAGAATTGCAGAGAAACATAATCTTAAAATTATAGGCGACAATTGTGATTCTTTAGGAAGTAAGTGGGATGGAAAATACCTAAATGAATACTATGTTGCTTTCTCAAATTCTTTCTACCCGGCACACCATATTTCTACTGGAGAAGGTGGAATGATCTGCACAAATGACGAGGAAATTAAAAAGCTTCTTGTTAGTATTTCATGGTGGGGCAGAGACTGCTATTGTGTTGGATCTGCTAATCTACTTTCTTGTGGGACTTGTGGAAAGAGATTTGACAACTGGTTAGAATCTTATGACGGAATTGTGGATCACAAATATGTCTTTTCTAATATGGGATACAATCTAAAGCCTTTAGATCTTCAAGGTGCTATAGGACAAGTTCAACTTGAGAAGATAGACGAAATAGAAGAAAACAGGAAAAAATCTAAGAGCCGAATAGAAGAAATTTTCATCTCCAATATTAAGGGGATAAAACCGGTTCAAACTCATGCAAAATCAGATGTTTGTTGGTTCGGTACCCCGTTTATTTGCGAAGAAGAAGGACTAAAACACAGACTTGTTGATTACTTAGAAGCCAATAAAATTCAAACCAGAAATTATTTTGCTGGTAATATTTTACTTCATCCTGGTTACAAATTCCTAGATGATTTTAATAACTACCCAGAGGCAAATAAAGTTCTTGATAAGGTTTTCTTCATAGGAGCAGCTCCCCACTATACAGAGGTAGTTTTCGATTACATTGAAGAGGTTGTTAAAAATTTTAAATGAGAGTAGTTATTCTAGGCGATGGTCTATTGGGAAGCTATCTAAGAGATAAAACCCAATGGGATTTTATAAGCAGGAAAAAAGACGGAATCGATTTTTCTAATCTAGATTCATATTCTTCTAAATTGGAAGAATATGATGTTGTTGTTAATTGTATTGCAAATACCGACACTTATTCAGAAGATAGGAATTTGCATTGGGAAATCAACTACGAAGGCGTTGCAAATTTAATTGATTTTTGCAACTCTTCAAATAAAAAAATAATTCATATCTCTACAGATTATATCTATACCTTTTCAAAAGATAACGCTTCAGAAAATGACGTTCCTGTCCATTCCAGAAATTGGTATGGATACACTAAATTACTTGGAGAGGGGTACGTTTTATTGAGATCTAAAAATTATCTAGTCATAAGGACTACACAGAAAAAAACCCCATTTACTTATCCAAAGGCATACATAAATCAAGTAGGAAATTTTGACTATGTTGATAAGATAGGAGATTTGATAATAAGACTGATAGAATCTGGTGCTACTGGAATTTATAATGTGGGGACAGATAAAAAGTCTATGTACGATCTAGCTCTACAGACAAACGATAAAGTAGTTGCAACTATGGATTTATTTGATCCAACGACACCAATTAATCTAACCATGGATTTATCGAAAATGAATAAATTCCTAGATGATGGTATATAATAAGGAGAGGTGGCAGAGCGGTCTAATGCGGCAGTCTTGAAAACTGTTGAAGGTCACACTTCCGGGGGTTCGAATCCCTCCCTCTCCGCTCTTTAAAAACTAATATAGGATCCGTAACTGGATCCTATTTCTGTGTAATCTGATACCTTATAAATTCAAATTGAACTAAGCAGCAAAGAGATTATCAATCCATAGCAAGATATTAGAGGATTGATCCTTTTCTTTGCATTTTATTTTCGAGTGATATATAAATCAAATTAAGAAATTTAAAATAAATGAAGGAAAAGTTTTTAATTTTTTAAGAATCGAAAATCGATATATAAGGAAGATATATAGTAAAAATATAAAAATAAAATCAACATGAGAAAAGTATACGACTTCTCCACATTCAACTTCATTTACGAAGCAGAAGCTGCAGCAGCTCCAAAAGCAGAAGCAGCTCCGGCAGCAGCAGGAGCACCAGCTGCAACAGAGGCTAGTAAACTTTATGACAAGACGTTAGGTCTTATCATAACCACAGCTTTAAATTCTTACAGTTCAGAATTATCATTTCCTAGTAAACCTTATGATCAGAATATAGATGCTGACATTGCATCTGTAAAAGCTGTAGGAGCGACAGAAAAACCAGCAGCTCTGGTAAAGATCATGGAAAAAGTTAAAGCTGCTTCAGCAGATAACACTTTAGAAGGAGCAAAAGAAGCAGTAGATGCTTGGGTTGCTGCAGGAACAAAAGCAACTGAAGCTCTTAGCAAAATGATTGATCAGTATAAAGACAAGCCAGAAGAGCTTAAACACATTAACGATTTTGTTAATGCCCGCCTTGATGCTTACTTGAAAGGGATTCAAGATTCATCTAAGGCTAATACTCTTAAGGGAGCTTTAACTAAACTAGCAAATGAATCTAATTCCTATGAAGGATCTGATTTTATTTTCGAAGGAATTCTAGAAGGAAAAAAAGGAATGATCGGGGATATCTCTAAACAGATAACTCTAGTTAATGCTAAGCTTGCATCCCTTTTACAAACTCCAGGAATGGAAGCTGATGTTAAGAGACTTCAAAGCGAAGTAACTAAAATCTCAGCAGATATGGGAGCTCTTTTAGCGAAGAAGAATAGCGAAATTAGTAAAGACGATATCAAAAAAGCGGCGGCAAGACTTGCAGAAATACCAACTGAAGCAGATCAAGCAGCAGAAAAAATGCTTAAGCAAGATACTACTAATAAAGAAGCAGCAGCAATCCTAGTTCAAGCATTAGGTTTAGTTGATGAAGCTAAAGATAAAGAAGTTGTTTATCTCGGTAAAAAAGAAGAAGCTTTACAAAAAGAAAAAGCAGCATCCTTCGTCAAATACGATAAAGATAAAGCTGGTGAAGCTAATCCTAAAGTTATGGAATTCCAAAAGCTTGTAATGGACAAATTTAAGGACGTTAAAGGAATTTCAGGTCTTTCTCAATTCAAAAATATGGGAACGTCTGGTAAATTTGGTCCAGCTACTGCATCAATGGTAAAAATTCTAAAAGATGGTTACGGACTTAAAGATTCAGATTCTTCTGATATTACAGGTGAACTTTTTGCAGAGCTAAAGAAAAATGAAGAAATCAAAGAATCTAGAATACTTACTTTTGAAGGATTTGCAGGAATTAACGAAGGATTTAACGTTGAAGCAGCAACTAAATCTGCTTCTAAAAATACTTCAGGTGGAGGAAGTAAAAGTGGGGGAAGTAAAAGCGGAGGAAAATTTCTATACAAGAAAGGAGACACTGGTAACGTTGTTGTTGCGATCAATAGAATAGTAGGTCAAAAAGAAGACGAAAAGAAATACACAGATGATACTGTAGCAAGAGTTAAGGAATTCCAAAAACTTAATAGATTCAACGTGGACGGGATTGTAGGGGAAGATACTTTAATAGGACTTTACGACACTAGAGGTGAGTCAAAAAAACAAACTAAATTAAATGATGCAAAAGCTGTAAGAGGACCATGGTCTTATAAGATATTAGCGGATCTTCTAAAAGAAGTTTATACAGAAACTAAAGGTAAAGCTAAAGAAGAAGGAACCTTGACAGATGAAGATATATTAGGGGAAACTTCAGGACTATCTTCCTTTATTAATACTATACTTCCAGCAGCTAAGTATGCAGCATTTCTAGGAATTGCAGGAATACCGGCAGCTGTATTAGGAACTTCCATAGACGCTCTTAAAGATAGAAGAAACGGAGTTAAAGGAGTAGTAGACGCTCTTGATGGGTTTGTAAAAGAATCTGATCTTGCTTATGTTTTAACTATTGTTAAAGCTCTATCTGGTAAGAAAATGAAGGATGGAACTTCTGCAATTGAAAGATTTAAGAAGTTATATAAAATGGACGAAGGAGAAGATCTAAGAGAAGACGTTGAAAGCGTAGGAACCAAAACTATGTCAGTTAAAGGAGATCTTATTAAAGAGGAAATTCTTAAATTGTTAGGAAAATAAAACCTCGATGGGAAGACTTCTAAACATACAAGATTTTAAATCTTTCCATTTAATGGAAACAGAAAAGAGTCCCCTGAGTGGGACTTTTTCTGTTAACGAAGACGTAGTTCCAAGTCCGGTTAAAAAAGGTAAGGAAGAATCCTACAGAAGCATAGCATATAAGCTTTCTGAAATTTTTGGCCTATATGGATTTTTCTTCGCTCAAAAACCTGGATTCATGAAGCCAGACCAATGGAAAAAATACACTTCAGATATAGTAAAAATTACGGATCCAACTGAAAAGTGGAAAAAAATAATAGACACAGTATCTGAATTTCAAAATAAAGTTTCCTCTCCTGAGATCCTCCCTTCAAAAGGAGAATTTGGACATCTAGGACAATATAGTTACGAACAGGAAACATCTCAGCTTCCTACAGCAGCTAAATTGTTAAAGAATGCACATGATGCGATTTTCAAAACTTTCAATCCAGAAGAGCAGAAAAAATCAATAACAATTTTAAATAGTATCATATCAGGTACTAAAGCATTAAGTCTCGAATAAAAAAATGGGGAAAAACGTATATCATATAACAGAGAAAGATCAGTATATGCCACCATCTTCTATGGATTTAATAACCATAGCAGACGCAATAGGGACAAGGCTGATGAATGTTTACAATGAAATTGAAAATATCAAAGTTGCATATCCACAGGATTCTTCTAAATATACATCTTTTATAGATTCTTCCATCTTACCTCTTAATGACAAGATAAAGTCCATTATTCAAACAGAAATACCAAAACTAGAAACTGTATCTGTTTCTAAATACAGAGGAGACACTTCTGCATATAAAGATCTTGGATATTTGGTTAATACCGTAAAAGATAAAGCAACTCTAGATCTTCTTTTAAAATTAAAGGAATTTGAGAAAGAAGTATCTGAGATTGAAAAAAAATCCGAAGGGATTAAAGCTTCTGTTAATTCAGCATATCAGGCATCCGATGCTACTAAATCTTACGAAGATGCAGTAAAAGCTATTATAGATAAGGTTAGAGCTGGCATCGAAAAACAAGCAGAGCAAAATATCAGAAATAAAAAAAGAGGGGATATTATAGCAGGAACTACAGATCTAAATTCTGTAAAAGGTTCCAGAGCTGCAGGTACCACTGGTCCTACTAAGGATGAAGCAGCTGCATTAAAGAAGAAGAAAAATATAGATGATATTTCTGCATATTTAGCAAAGAAATACAAATCTTAAATTTTTTTCCTCCGAAAGAAACTTTTTCTCCGAAAACCATCTAAAAGAATTACTTATATTCCCAGGAGAAGAATCTATATAGGCCCACCTAATCTCAGTTATCCTCGGGTAAATCCAAACCCCAAATCTCAGATAGATAAATAGACTATGATCCCAAATCAAGAATACCTAGAAGCTATCAAAAGAAAACTAGATGCTATGAATAAAGTAGCAGGAGTAGACCCATCTATCAGACCAGAACAAGGACAGGTTTGGGGTGAACCTAAATCTTTTGATGTGATGGATTGGCAGGGACAAGCTTCTATGAATTATCTAAAAAGTATAGGAAAGAATCCTAATCTATCAGATATCTAACCGTATATTAAGGTAAAGATATAAATCATGAAATTAAAATTTATTGCGGGGGTTCTTCTCCTTTTCGGAATGAGTGAATTAAATGGGCAAAATCTAGAAGCTGATTCTGTTTACAAATATGAATTTAGAAATAGAAGACAATTTGAAAAGGATCTGGAAAGTGAAACTATCAGGAAACCTTCTAAGAAGACAACTTGGGAGTATGACCACTACCATGTTAATATAACTGATTCTACTTTTATATTTTCAAAAACTAAGGTGAATATAGTTAATAAATTCACAATCAAAGAGACTGATATCTATGATGAAAATTTCTATTTAAAATCCCTCTATGCAGTGAATTCGTGCGGGGGTGAAATCAATGTAAAGATAACCTATGATGATATTGGATATTATGTTGTAGTTTATTTTATTGGTCCAAAAAATAAATATTCTGCAATTTATTTTCGTTCCGAATACAATTTTTAGTACTGGGACCGTATATTTATATGAATAACAATCATACATCATGAAAAAATTAGCTTTAATCCTTATCCTAATTCCTACAATCTTAAAGTCTCAAAGTGCTAGAGAAATTAAAGTGATTCAGCTTCTAAATGAATATAGAGTTGCTAACAATCTTAAACCTTTAACTATAGATACAGGATTAAACAAAGCTGCTGAATACCAAGTTAAATACGAATCCTTAATTGATAGTGTAACCCATTACCAATATACAGATCTTCCTGGGTTCAAAGAGATTCCTCAAGCTGAAGATAGAATTAAAGAATTTTCTGATCTAGAAGCTCCAATAGGTGGAACCGAGATAACAATGGGTACTAAAAACTTCGGAAGTTTAAGCCTCGTTAAACAAAAATACTCTTATAAGGAGGTAGAAAAATACATTATTGATTCTTATAAATCTTGTTCAAGCCACGATGAAATAATGTTAAACCCTAACGCTCATAAAGTTGGAATTTCTATATTCAGGGAAGAAATAATAGAAGGTAGCGATGTTAAAATTAGATTATTTTGCGTCATCACATTCGGTAGTTAATCCAATAAAAAAAGTCTTAAATTTATTTAAGACTTTTTTGTGTGTTTTAAAATTCGTTACATATAAAAGGTTTCTGTCCTACTCCTGGACCGCCTTTTTGTCTAATTCCTGGGAATTTTATCTTAATTTTTCCTCCTCCTTCTGATTTGGATTTCTTTGGAAATCCTACAGCGGGAACATAATTAACTGAAGATTTAACTTTCGGATCTATTACTTTAATTTCTGTATCAGTTATTACAGATTCAGCTTTTATAATAAAATTGACATACCTAAATTGTGTGTATTCATTTGGTCCTCCTAGAGGGGCAATTTCTGCTGTTGTATATTTTCCATTTGGTTTTCCCCCCTCACCAAGTTCTGCTATAACAATCGTCTTTCTATTCATTTCCTCGTCTTTTCCTTTCCCAAAAGTTCCATTGTTTAAAATGAAGTTTCCCTTTTCGTCATAATATCCAAATTTAAGAGGGGTTGGTGGATTTGGTCCACTTGTTCCGTCCCCATTAGATCCTTTGGAATTGATAATTATTTTGGATTGTATTATTTTCTTTTTCTCTTCTGATAAATTATTTTCAGCTGCAGATTCTCTAAAAAGATCTATTATGGTATTTGCTCTATTGTAGGACAATTCACCCCAGGATATTTTTTCTGCTTTACCTCCGTTGTCATTTGTATTTCTATATCTGCTAGCAGATGATTGAATTTCTAAAGAGGTTAAAGTTAATTTATCATTCGATGCATATTCCTTTATAAAAGTATCGATAGTTTTTTTAATTTCCTCTAAAACATTTGGGTCATTAAATGCATCAGGGTTTACTTTTCCTCCTTGCGAATCTTCCCCTGAACCCCATCTATTGTCTTTGAATAATTTATTCTCCTCTTCTGCAGATAACCCAACTATTTCAATTTTTTTTATTTCTTCTTTTTCTCCTTTTTTCTCAATCTCTACAGAAGAAGGTGTTATTGAAATGAAAGGATTTGTTCTTACACTAGTTTTTCCCTTAATTGTATTGTTTACTTCTTTCTCTGATTCAAATCCACTAGCTTCCATTAAATCAGATAACTGGTCATAGACGGAATTTTTCTGATCTTCTGACAATTTTTCCCATAAGTATGGAGCTGCATAAGCCCCATCTGTAGTAGCCTTATCTGTTGGGAAATCCTTACCTGGATTTTTCTTCTTCCACTTAGCTAGCCAAGACTCGTAAGGATTTTCATCTTTAGCATAAGTAGGACGAAAAATATTTCCTAGCTCTATTTGCTTCTCCAATAGTTTTTCAACAAATTGAATTACAAATTCCCTTGATGGTGTGAATTTGGTTTTTCCTTCATCAGATTTTGCTTCTTTTATTATATTTAGCTCGAAATCAAGATAAGCTTGGAAAGATTCTAAAACAAATTTTTTGCTCATTTTCTTTATGTTTATTAATTTCATGTATATATCCATTTCCTTTATTATATTCTTCAAATCTAAATGTAGTTAGAAACAATCCATCTTAAAAACTATATAACTTAAGAAAATAAAAAGTTTATGGCTAAACAAAAATCAGAATTCTCATTTCTTGATCTAGATAAAGAATTATCTAAGATCGCCGGGTTTGAAACCGGATCTATTCTAACAGAAAATACATTCAGCGAAGTTGACGACTGGATTCCTACCGGTAATTATCTACTAAATGCTCAACTATCAGGATCCTTATTTGGAGGTATTCCTAACACAAGATCTTTAGGTCTAATGGGAGATCCCGGAACAGGTAAATCTTTCGTTTGTCTAAATGTTGTTAGAGAAGCTCAAAAGAAAGGTTATGACGTTATGTATTGTGATACCGAGGGTGCAATTGATAAATCAACTGCTATCAATTTTGGTATTAACACAGATAAAATCAGATACCAACCAATCAAGACCGTTACTGAATTTCAAACATTCGTTTCTAACCTTCTTGCAATTGTAAAGAAAGCTAAGGAGAATGGTGCATCCCCAAAAATCCTTTTAATTCTAGATTCTTTGGGTATGTTAAGTACAGATAAAGAGCTAAACGATGCAATGATTGGAAAAAATGCAGCGGACATGGGGGCTAAAGCAAAAGAACTTCGTAAGTTGTTTAGGGTTATCACTTTGGATTTAACTGCAGCTAAAATTCCTTTGATCTGTACGAACCACGTTTATACAGGTGGTGGATTTATGCCAACAAAAGAATCTTCTGGCGGTGACGGTCCAATCTTCGCAATGTCTGTTATTTCTTTCCTTTCTAAAGCTCAATTAAAAGAGAATGGTAGCACGACAAAGACTGGTATTATCGTAACATCTAATCTTAAAAAGAGTAGATTCACAATTCCAGAACCTGTTAAATTTCACATCTCATTTGCTAATGGTATGAATCCTTATGTTGGTCTTCAAGACTTCGTTACATGGGAAGCATGTGGAATAGAAAGAGGAAAATTAGAAGAAGTTAAAAATAAAGAAGGTAAAAAAGAATTAGTTTTCACCCCTAATGCATCGTCAACCAGATGGGCAGTTAAACATCTAGGAAAAACGGTTACGTCTTCTCAGTTATTTAGCGGAGATATTTTCACACAGGAAGTTCTAGAATCTCTAAACGAAAAAGTTATCAAACAGCACTTTCTTCTTCCTACAATGGGAACTAACGAGGAAATTACAAATGCTCTGGAAGCAGAGATTGGTTCAGATTTTGATAATTTAGGTAATGCAGAGGAACAAGATTAAATTTAAGTACCTCATGAATCTTTGGCGAACAATGCCAAACTATCCTACTAAAGAGGATGCGATTTATGAATTAAATGTTTATCTAGTAAAAGACGGTAGACCAAATGGAAGCTTTTCAGAACAAACACTGAAAGCTCCATTCGGTCCTGACTGGGAAAACACTAAGTATAAACAGATTATCGACGAAATGATCGAGACAGGAGAACTCGAGGTCGATTCTAAAAAAGTTTCTTCTAAAACATGGTATAAAATTAAAAACAACCCCTATTATCAGTAATGGAATTATCCTATTCAGAAAATATAATACTTAGAAACATAATCAACACCCCTGCATATTTAGAAAATGCTAAATCTGAGTTCTTTAAAAATGATTCTTTCGGGGAAATTCTTAGACTCTCAAAGAAATTTTGGGATCAATACAACGAAATTCCATCTAGAGAGCAAACTAAAGAATCTGCTAAAATTGAGAATCGAGGTAAATTAGAGCTATCTGAGATAGATGCAATCTACGACATTCAGTTAAAAGATTACCAGGAGGATTGGTTGAAGGAAACTACGGAGTGTTTCATCGAGTATAAAAACCTAACTAAATCTGCAGTCGATGCAGTTCAATATATCCAAAAAACCCCAGTCACAGCGGAGAACATCAAAGAGGTTATTAATACCTTTAAGAATATCGTCGTAGAAAGAAACAATTTAGACTTCTCTTTTGATGAAGGTCTAGATTTCTTCAACCCTGAGAGTCATAAACAGTTAAGCCATAACACATTTAAATCCGGTTATTCATTTATCGATACCGTATTGGGTGGAGGATTTTCTGCTAAGTCTTTATACGTCTTTATGGGAATGCCCAAAGTCGGAAAGTCTCTGTGGCTGGGTAATTTGGCAACTCAAGCATCTAAGATGGGAAATAATGTGGCAATTATTACCCTCGAGATGAACGACAGAAAATATGCTAAGAGGATAGGTGCTAATATGTTAAACATACCAATTGGTGATTATAACACAGCAGCCAACGATTCCCCTACTATTAAGAAGAAAATCAGCTCAGTTCAGTATGACAATTTAAAAGTTCCAGGCCAAATTTGGATTAAGGAATTTCCAACTTCTCAAGCTTCAAGCTTGGATATTGAAAGATACTTAAGAAAAGTAGAAGAACAAAAAGGAATTAAATTTAAAGTTGTTGTAATTGACTATATCAATATTCTAAAGAACTGGAGAAATCCAAACTCTGAAAACACCTACATGAAGATCAAACAGATTGCAGAGGATTTAAGAGGTATGGCAATGTCAAACGAATGGTCAATCTTAACAGCAACTCAGACTAAGCAGGGGGATTTTGACTCCACTGACTTAACAATTACTTCAGCAGCTGAATCCTCAGGACTAGTTGCTACTGTGGACGGATTATTTGGTATTATCCAGGATCCGATTATGTATGCTAACAGAGAATATAAACTAAAACTAATCGCAAATAGAGATGACGGATATAAAAATTCCCACAAGGTATTTAATGTCGACTATAACTATATGAGAATAACAGAAGGAAGCGAACCAATACATGTGGAATAACAAGAAAAAAACAGAAGAACCTCAGGAAGTTGAAGAAAAGAAAATTCAACTAGGTGATAAAATATTTGGAGCTCACAACAACTCTAATTCTACTAATGAATATAAAGAAAGCTTCGAGCTAGATACGGGTAATAGAATTCTAGAGGACAGTTATGACGAAGAAGAATACCTGCACAGAAAGAAATTGGAGGAAACTGTTTATGCTGCATTTCAGTCTTCTAGATGGTATCCCCTTTCTTATAAGAAAAAAATTCCTAAGGATCTAGTTCCTCATCTTTTTCAAGATGTACTGGAAAAGCTAGAAAATAGTGAATTTAGTTTTTCTGAGAAGTTTGTGGTCATTTGTGACTTTGTTTCTATCCCCTATGCGAAGGCTTATGAGCAAATACCAGTAAAATATAAAGAAATTATCATCAATGAGTTAGAAGCTAAATTTAGCATTTTATCTAAAAGAAAGATAAGAAAATTATTTTAAGCAATGATAGAGAATAAGAACGCAAAAAGAGTATTTTTTATAACAGACACTCACTTGGGAGTTAGAAATTCCTCTAACGAGTGGATTGATATAATGAGAGAATATTTTCACGGTTGGTTTATTCCTCTGGTAAAAGAAAATTATCGTCCTGGTGATGTATTAATCCATCTCGGAGACGTTTATGATTCTAGACAGAGCATAAATATCAAAGTTCTAAATCTTGGAATTGATATTTTTGAATCTCTATCCGATATTTTCAAAGATGGAATTTATGTTATAGCAGGGAATCACGATCTTTGGGGAAAGACTACAAATGAAATTAACTCATTGAAGTCAATCAAATGGGTTCCGAATGTTAATATTTTAGAAGAACCAGAAACCCTAGTTCTTGGCAAGAAGAAATTCTTAATGATGCCTTGGAGAAAAGATCATGCAACAGAAGAGGAATTTTTGGATGCTTCTAAACCACATGATTACCTTTGCTGTCATGCTGATATTAGAGGTCTAAAGTTTAACCGTTATGTGAACGTTGAAGAAGGAGCAGATTCTCAGAAGTTTGAAAAATTTAAAACTGTATATTCGGGCCATATTCACTATGCTCAGGTAGTTAAAAATATCCACATGTTAGGATCCCCTTATGAGTTAACTAGATCTGATATGGGAAATACAAAGTCTGTTACCTTATTGGATTTGACAACAGGTGAAGAGCAGAAATTTGTAAATGACTTTTCTCCTAAGTTCAAGAAGTTTTTATTTGATCAAATTCTAGAAATGACTATTGATGATCTAGAACCTGAATTTAGAAACAACTTTGTGGACATTATGATAGATCCAAAGATGGCTTTGAAAGCTCCTTTGAATATCCTGACCGATAGTATAGGATCCCAAAGAAAATTAGGATTCCATCCATACGACCCAAATCAAGCGAACAAATTATCTGCTCAAATCTATGATACAGACGGAAGGCAATTTAGTGTAATGGATTTTGTTAAGGAATACATCAACACAATGAATTATGATGATTCGACCAAGGAGAGATTAATAGCAAGCGTAGAGAAACTTTATAAGATTACAGTAGACCAAGATCAAGAGACGAGAATATGAGAATTAAGAAAATTGAATGGAGAAATTTTTCCTCTTACGGAAACAGAAAGCAAGAGATTGAATTTGGAGATGAAGCATCCTTATATCAAGTAGTTGGAGAGAATGGTGCAGGTAAATCTTCCATCTCTGGAGTTATAACTTTTGGACTTTATGGTAAGCTTGAAGGAAAAAAATTAAAGGACATTCCAAATAGAATCAATGGTAATGCTTGGGTTAGGATAACCCTAGAATGCAATGGATCTGAAGTTGTAGTTGAAAGAGGGCTTGAACCTAATTTATTCAAACTCTATATTAATGGGACTGAGTATGATCAAGCTGGGGTTAGATCTGTTCAGGATTATCTATCAGAAGACATCCTAGGAATCCCCTACTATGTGTTTAACAACACTATCTCCCTCTCTATCAATGATTTCAAATCTTTCATCAAAATGTCCTCACAGGACAAAAGAAGTATCATAGACAAGATATTTGGATTTCATGTTCTGAATCAAATGAGGGATCTTTTGAGGGATGAGAATAGAAAAATAAAAGAAACTCTAGACAATATTGCTGGTAAATTATCCTCATTAGAATCCACTATTGGAAGTTCTCTAAATGAGATGGACAATTTAGCAAATCAATTAAAACAGGAATCTACTGATAAGAAAGGTCAGCTTCAAAAGTCTTTAGAAACGTTTGAGAATCTCCAATCTATTCATTCTAAGAAAACTGAAGAATTTAGGGAGAATGAGAACAATTTATCAATTGAAATTTCCAATACCAATCGTTTAATAATAGAGTCTAGAACTAAAATCCAAGACACGCAGAGGAAAATAAAGCTATATGAATTGGATCAGTGTCCAACTTGTCAGTCATCTTTGGATAGTGAATTCCACCATTGCATAAAGGATGGACTGATTGCTGAACAAGCTTCTTCCACTTTACAGCTAGATGAGCTAGCTAAAACTATGTCAGATCTAAGAGAAAAAGAAAAAGAAGTTTTTTCTATTAAAACAGATATCTTAGACAAAGGAAGAAAAATAGAAATCAAAATTTCTGAGATTAGAAGAGATCTAAAACATCTGGAAGAAAATACAGGTGACAAACAACTTCAGTCTTTACAGAGAATTGTTGACAATTTATCAATTGAAAAGGATAAAATGTCTACCGAGTCTTTTAAAAATCAGGAAAAGAATAACTGGCTTAAAACTCTAGATGAAATCCTGGGCGAGAAAGGGGTGAAACAAATGGCAATTAGAACCATTCTTCCATCTTTAAATTCCGAGATCCTGGATCTTCTTTCTAAAATGCACTTGGATTATCAAGTAGTATTTGACGAGGAATTTAATGCTACTATTTACCACATGGGGGTAGAGATAGCAACCCAGACTTTAAGCACTGGAGAAATGAAAAAGGTCGATTTCGTAGTTCTAATAGCTATTATGAAGCTAATGAAAATGAAATTCAGCAGCATTAATCTTCTGTTCTTAGACGAGCTATTCAGTTCGGTTGACCCTGATGGAGTACATTCCATTCTTAGAATTTTAAGATCAGTTTGTAAAGAGCTAGGACTTAACATTTTTGTTATCAATCACGCTCCAATGCCTCATGAAATATTTGACTGGAAATTAGAAGTTTCAAAAGCAAATAATTTCTCCTCTATTTCAATAGATAAATTTTAATTAGAAGCCTTTAAAAATTCCAGATATATAGTCTAAATAAATCTGGAATTTTGAAGCCTTTATACAGTAGATCACAAAATTTAAAAGTTACTAAAACAGAACTAGCCAAATTAGGTCTCACTTCTGTTCAAGCGACTATGATCGAGCCTAATACTCAAGGTCTCGGTTTATTGGGGATTGGGTATTTAAAACCTCTTCCTGATGTTCCTACTGATTACCAAGCAGTAACCAATTCTAAAGGAAATCCCGTTTATTCGAAAACTACAGTTCAGACTTATTCCATATTTTTTGCTCAATATGAGAACACTTATATTCCGGAAGGAGATGAAAAATTATATTCCTTTGTTGCAGTAAGAACACTAAATCCTATTACCTCAAGTGATTGTGCAAAACAACTTGGAATGAAACAATCTAATGTTTATGGGTTAACCCTTAGTGAATATGAGGCTGGAACTTTTCAACATCCAGTTTATCTCAATCAAAATAAAGAACCATTAACTTTTAATTATACAGATATTCCTGTTATGCTTCAAACTGTTCCAGGAAGGCTTGATAATGTTCCTATTGGTGCACCTAATTTCCCACTAACTCCTAACAGAATTGCTAGCCAGCTTGGAATGCTACCTCAACCACCATACCCAGATTTTGTTACCTCTTTTGGTCAAACTGGGGGAACTGCAATTTCTGCCGGAGGAACTGTTGGATTTAGAGATGCTTCTCTAATGGTTCCTACTACAGTTCAGCCTACCGCATGGAATTGGAACTTTGGACCATCTGCTTCCCCTACAGGAAGTACCGCACAAAATCCAAGTTCGGTAACTTATGGATCTACTGGAAGCTTTAGCGTAACTCTAACCGCTTATAATGCCTATGGATCCAAATCAATAACTAAACAAAACTTTGTAATCGTATCATAAAATGTCGGGATTTTTAGAAAAATATAATATAGACGAGGTATTCCTAAGGGGAATTATCGTTGGACTTCTCAGAAGCTTAAATGAAAAAGTAACCTACACTCAGATTAATGAACAACAAGAAATATTGGAAGTTTACATTCCTTTTTTCTATTCAATGTCTGGAGACGAATCTTTTTTACAGGACTTCTATTTAGACTATTTAGATTGTGACGGAAATTCTCCTTTTGCAGAGGGTAACTATGATATTATTCCTAGAGGAGTAGTAACTTTTACTGGGGTTAATATAGATACAGCTTCAATAACAAATGGATTTGTAAGGGCAACTTATAACATTGAAACGGTAGAGGGACAGATGAAAGCATTTTCTGCTTATACGTCTTCTATTCCTCTTAGTATGACCTTTGATATAAAACTGAGAGCAGATACTTTATTAGATACATTTAAAATTTTCCAATCTGTAATTCAAACTTTCTATAAAGTTTATAGTTTTAATGTTGAGTTTGGAGGAATGAGGGTTCCGGTTCAAGTTGGATTTCCTGAGCAATATCAAAATGACAAGCAATTAGAATTTACCTATTCAAATACACAAAAGTGGATCGAAACCAATTTTTCCATTCAAGTTGAAACTTATTATCCTCAGAAGGACATTGCAACTGAGAGATTTAGAGGAAATCTAATGCAAGCTGGAATTAAACTTAAACTTTCTATAGGGGATACTGTAATTGGAAGTTCAAGTTTATTTACAACTCCTGCTAATTCTAGTACCCCTGGCCTTCCTAGCCCAACTTCAAACTTACCTACTGTTTCTGTTCCAGCTAGCTCAACAGGAATAACTTTAAATCAAATCTCGGGATATTACATTAGTGAAGATTCTGTGAATGCTCAATTTGCTTCCCTTCAGATGTTCACAGGAGCCGGGGTAATTCCGGTAACTGCTCCTTACATAACTTACATAGATATGACACCTTTGGATATTTCCAATAAGGTTTTAGGGATAAATTTATTCATCACTGTTTCTTGTTCTTCTTTAGCGGGTAATGTGATAGCTACCAATGTTTCCGGATCAACAATTACTTTTGAATCCAGCGTATCTGGGGTAGATTTTTATTTTACCGGGATATATACTTAAAATAATTTTTAGATGTGTCCGTAAATTCTCCAAATAATCCGATTTTAGAACCAGGTCTTAGTGTTAGAATTATCGATGGTTCCACTAGTCAAACTTTTGATACCCTATATTTTGTAGGAACCTCGAATAACTATGTTAAAAAATCTGCTAAAAGCGAGACTATTAACTATTCAACATTTGGAAACTTCTGGACTAAGCAGATTTCAGTGGAGAGTAATTTTAGGGATATTCTAGACGGGGGAGATTCTGCACCAGGAACAGCACAGTTCTTCGGTCCAATCATAGGAGGGGAATTCCCAACACAAACAAGATTATTAAACAACATATAAAAGAAAATGGCTTATAGAATACAATTTAGAAGAGATACATCTACAAACTGGGATAGTAACAATCCTATCCTTTTACAAGGAGAGTTTGGCTATGAACTTGATACCGGATTTGCTAAAATTGGTGACGGATCCTCTACATGGGATCAATTAACTTATTTTGGAGGAACAGGTCCAACTGGACCAACTGGTTCAACTGGACCAACTGGTTCAACTGGTGTAACCGGATCAACTGGACCTTCTGTTTCTTCTCTAGCTCCTGGATCGTCGGGTGCTACCGGAACAACCGGAGAATTAGCTCTGGATACAAACTATCTTTACGTTTGTGTTGGAACAAATACTTGGAAAAGAACCCAGATAACAGGCTGGTAATTTTTTAATAATGAATATTTAAAAGCCCTTTATTGGGGCTTTTTTGTGAAACAATTCTTAGCAGTAAACTATAATAGATAATAAATTATAGAATTATGTCAGAACCAATAAAATTATCTCAAGAAGAATTAGATTCAATTAAAGATCTAAGAGAAAAAATAAGATCTAACGTTGAAAAAATCGGAAGACTTAACATCAAAAGACACTTTACAGAGACCGAGTTGAATTTGATTAAAATGGATATAGATACGGAATATCTAGAAACAGAAGAATTGAGTAGACAGGAATCTAAAATTGTTGATTCTATCATAGCGAAATATGGTGATGGTGATTTAGACTTCACTACAGGTATCTACACTCCAAGATCTTAATTTTTCTAACAACCAATTTGTGAGTAAAATAAAAATTTATGCACATGGGTCGTACATAGGAAATACCGGGTACAATCACCATACACGAGATTTTTTTAGATCTCTTTCTAAATATTTTCCGATCAAATTTAGAAATTTTACTGTAGGTGATTCTTGGAAAGGTCTAAGCGAAACCCCGCATGACGAAGAAGATTATCTAGATGACTTAGATAAAAATTTATTATACAGTCAAAGATTGTGGGTAGGGGAAGGTCGAATGGAGGATTTTAAAATATATCCTTCTTCAGAAAAAGAATTTGGAGCCGATCTTAATATAGTTCTAAATGAATCAAATCATTATTTATATTACGAAAAATATTCAGGACCCAAAATAGCATATAATGTTTGGGAATCAACCAGACAGACTGAAGAATTTTTTAAAAAATTAATATTATTTGATGAGATATGGGTTCCTAGTAAATGGCAAAGAGATTGTACTATAGATCAAGGAGCAAATCCAGACCAAGTTAAAGTTGTTCCTGAAGGAGTGGATGTTGATACTTTTTATCCAGAATCTGTTGATTTGCTTGACGAGTACAAGGATAAAAGATTTAAATTTCTTTTAATGGGAAGATGGGACTATAGAAAATCTACTAAAGAAATTATAGAAACTTTTCTAAAAACATTTTCACCGGAGGAACCCATAGATATTGTTGTCTCAATTGATAACATGTGGGGAGAAGAAATGGATGGATTTAAAACCACAGAGGAAAGACTAAAAAACTATGGACTTTTGGATCCTAGAATTAAAATAATACACTTTCCAAAAAGAGAGGATTACATAAAATACCTTAAAACCGGACATGTCTTTCTTTCGTGTGCTAGATCTGAAGGATGGAATTTACCTTTGATTGAGGCCATGGCCTGTGGAACACCTTCTATCTATTCTGAGTGTTGCGCTCAGATGGAATTTGCAGAAGGTAAAGGATTACCTGTTAAAATAATAGGGGAAAAGCCTGCAAATCAAAACACCTACGGCAGATACAGTATGGGTGATCTCCCAGGTAATTACTATGAACCGGATTTTATTGATCTTTCTAGAGTTATGAGAGATGCCTATGAAAATTATGAATTTCACAAAAGTAAAGCTGTAGAAGAAAGTGTCGAGTTAAGAAGAAATTTTTCTTGGGAAGAGATTGCTAAAATAGGAAAATCAACAATAGAAGATTTTGTCGTAAAAGTAAATCAGCCCGGATACAATAAGAACAAAGACACTAATTCAATTCATATTTCTTATTTAGATGGACCAAAGGTTGAGATTACTGGAGATTTTGAGTCTTCGTATCATATAGAGTTTATTGATTCTAAAACCGAGAAGATCATTCATTCGGAAACAATAACTAATAATATGTGGTGTGTTTGTTCAAGAAAATATTACACAGATTGGGTAATTAAGATCAACGGTAAAGTTGTTGACACTTTTGGACTTGAGGGTAAAAGAGTTTTAATTTCTTTTGAGTCTAAATCTATTGGGGATACAATTGCATGGGCTCCTTATGTAGTAGACTTCGAAAAAAAACACAAATGCAAGATTATATTATCTACATTTCATAATGACTGGTTTAAGGGGGTTAAAGAATACTCTAATTTTGAATTTATATCCCCCGGAAGTAACACAAATTGTTATGTTGTTTATAGAATTGGATGGTTTAGATCTAATGGAGGTAGATGGGACGATTTTAATTCATACCCAAATCCATTAAATTCACAGCCTCTCCAAAAGACATCTTCTGATATTTTGGGATTAGAATTTGAGGAAAGAAATTATGGAATTAATTTTACTCCGAGAAAAAATCCTATGACTGAAAAATATGTTGTAATTGCCCCGGAGTCTACCGCAGGATGTAAAGAATGGACTAGAGAAGGATGGGAAATTCTAACAAAGATGCTAACTGAAACTGGGATTCAGGTAATTTGTTTAACTCAAAAACCATATTTTATTAAAGGAGCCCGTTGTATACATGGCAAAAATTTGGAAGAATCTATTAATATACTGTATCACTCCGAATATTTGATCGGACTGAGTTCAGGTCTTTCCTGGATTAATTGGTCGCTAAAAAAACACACAGTTATGATTAGTGGATTTACTGCTAAGGATCACGAATTTAAAACTAATATAACTAGAATACAAAATTCAAATGCTTGTAATTCTTGTTGGGAAAATACAAATTTTATTTTTGATACTGGAGACTGGGATTGGTGTCCAGTCTGGAAGGGAACAGATAAACAACACATTTGCTCAAAATCTATATCACCAATAACAGTATTTAATTTATTACCAGAGATAAAAAAATGATAGACATTAGTAATTTTGATTGGGGTTGGATGGACGAGCCTTGTGAAACTTATCAAATCATGTCAGATGGGACACACAAACCAATGGGACTTTATCATAAGGATTCCATCATTAAAGAAATTTTTGAGGGGGAAAGCATATATGAATTATTTTTTGAAGTGGAGGAAAATGATATTGTTCTTGATGTAGGAGCTAGCCTAGGTCCTTTCACCAGGTCTATTTTACACAAAAATCCAAAGCATGTATTCTGTTTTGAACCAAGCTACAGAGAATTTAAAGTGTTAGTTAAAAATACCATGGGATATCAGGTAACTCCTATCTTTAAAGGAATTTCTGATAAGAATGGGATATCGGAATCTGATATGCTCTTTGGTGGAGAATCCGAAATGGAATCTATTACATTTAAATCTTTTATTGACTTATTTGGAATTGATAAAATAGATTTCCTTAAAACCGACTGCGAAGGAGGGGAATATGATATTTTCACTAGTGGAAATCTTCCATATATAAAAGAGAACGTAAAAAAAATAGTTGGAGAATGGCATCTTAGTACAGATGAACTTAAGACTAAATTTAGAAATTTTAGAGATCATATATTACCAAACTTCAATAAAGTTATAATTTTTTCTGTAGACGGGATTGACATTACCTGGGATTTGTGGAATGAACACTTCATTGAATATTATACCGAAATTATAATTCACATTGACAATAGATAAAAATGGCACAAGGAGTACATAAAATTACGGAGGATTTTGAAAAATCACTATGCGATTATACCGGATCGCCTTATGCAGTTGCATTAGATAATATGAGCAATGCTTTATTTTTAGCCCTTTACTACGAAAAAAATATAAAGAAAAGTATTAAGGCTGGAACTGTCGATTGCCCTGCTAGAACTTATCCTTCCGTTCCGTGTGAAATAATTCACGCAGGTCTGAAGGTTAATTTTACCCCAGTGGAAGGGGATACCATAAAAGGAGCTTATCAGCTTTTTCCAAGCAACGTCTGGGATTCCGCTTTAAGATTTAGCGCTGATATGTATATCCCAAAAACCCATATGTGCTTATCCTTTACTGGACCATATAAAACACTGAAGCTGAGCAAGGGAGGAGCAATATTAACCGATGACTATCAAGCAATGTTATGGTTCAAAAGAGCTAGATTTAGTGGGAGAAGAGAATGCTCATATCACGATGATAACTTTGATATGCTAGGATGGAATTTTTACATGATGCCGGAACTCTCAGCAAGAGGACTTTTGATGATGACTCAGTTTTATAACATGGACGGGTCAAAAAAATACAACGAAGATCTAGAACTACCATATCCTGATTTATCAAAATTTGAAATTTATAAACAATGAAAAAAGCATTAGTCGGATATGGTGGACATGCCAAAGAAGTGATGGCACAAATGGGGTTAAATATTACTTGTTTTGTAGACGACAAATATTTGATCACCGGAACAAAACCATTATCTGAATTTGATCCGAAAGAATACTCTTTGATGGTTGCAGTTGCAGACCCGATAGACAGACATAATATTATACAGAAACTTCCAAAAGAAACTAAATATTTTACCTGGATACATCCAACTGCTTTACTGATGGGGAAAATAGAAATCGGAGAAGGTAGCTTTATCGGTGCTTATTCTATTCTAACTACAAATATTAAAGTTGGAAGTCATTCAATCTTAAATAGGGGTAACCACATTGGCCACGACTGTATTATAGGAAATTATTTCAGTGCAATGCCCGGATCTATAGTTTCAGGAAACGTTCATATAGGAAATATGGTTTATTTAGGAACAAATTCCTCCATAATAGAAAAAAAATACTTAGCACACAATATCAAAATAGGTGCAAATAGTGTAGTTATAAGAGATATAAAAGAACCTGGTATTTATGCTGGATCTCCTGCTAGAAAAATTTTAAAATGAAAGATCTAATATTAATAACCTCATATTGTCCCGATGACCATAGAGAAAATATACTGAGAAATTTAGTTTATTCTTTAGAAAAATACAAAAGTAATTTTGAGGTTATGGTCGTAAGTCATACCCCAATTTCTTTAGACATTCAAAAAAAAGTTGAATTCTGCTTTTATGATAAAAAGAATGAAATCCTGACCGATTGGGATCTCCTAAATCAACCTTGGTTTATCCCTAGCGGGGGAAGAAGAATTCAATCTTCTTTCCTTAGCAAAAAAAATACACATTTAGCAATCTGGAGGCTAATGATACTGGGATTTTCAAATGCCAAAAATTTAGGATTCTCAAAAGTCCATCATATAGAATATGATTGTGAGATAAATGAAATTAGTGAATTTCTAGAAAATAGCAGATTGTTAAATGAGAATAATAGTGTTGTCTATATGGATATTCAAGAAAGAATATCCCCTGTAATGTTTGGAAGTTTTCAATCTTACTTTATTCCAAAAATCCACGAATTACTTGTTAATCTTAATGAAGAAAAAATTAAAGATTTAATAAGACATGCTATCTCTAAGTCTCCAGAGGGTCTTTTAAAACAACTAATAGATGAAAGTGGTAATGTTGTTGTCAAGAACAGAGACGTTTTGAAAAAAAAAGGAAATAGATTTGGAATAATTAATAGCCAATCGATTAATAAAAATCCTTGGTCAGTTCCTTATTATGACTACTTAACAGAAACAGTCGATTTTATTTCCTGGAACACATCAAACAAAGAAGGCATAGAATATAAGATAATAATAAATAATACCAATTTAGTTTACATCCCTAAAGTTTATATTGATTGCTGGACAATTAGGTCTCTGGGAAAAATAGAAGAAATTAATTCTATTATAGTTCTAGAAAATGAAATAATTAGAGATACTTTTTACCTGAATTCAGAATCAGACAGGGAATTATTTAAAAAAATGAGCTATAGAGTAGTAGAAGATTAATAATGATTGAAAATATACATTTATGGCATGCTGACAGAGGAACTTATTTTGATCGAAATGTGAATATAATTTCGTGGAGTGACCAATATCAAATCAGATTAGGCCGATATAATTCAATTGGTAGAGATTGTAACTTTTTCCTGCATGCAAACCATAGACCAGATTGGGTAACGACATCTTCCCAATTGTTAGGACCTGTTACGGACGAAATTGCTCAAATGCACATGCAAATGGGACATCCCTCATGTAAGGGTGATATTATAATTCAAAATGATGTTTGGATCGGAGCAAAGTCTACTATAATGTCCGGGGTTAAAATATCTAACGGATCTATCGTTGGAGCTGGATCCGTGGTAACTAAGGATGTTCCCCCGTATGCAATTGTTGCCGGCAATCCGGCTAAGATAGTTAAATCCAGGTTTACTGAGGAACAAATTGAAAAGTTATTAACTATTGCTTGGTGGAACTGGGACGAACAAAAAATTAGAGATAACTCGATGACTATGTGGTCAGATAATATAGATGAATTTATAAATAAATTTTATGAAAATTAATAAAGCAATTTTTGGTGTTGATGATTCTTACTTTTTAGAATTTTGGCCTATACAAGCTAGGATTTGTAAAGAGTTATTAAACATAGAACCTGTTCTATTTTATATTTGTGATGAGGATAGCGACTTCTATAATGATGGGAACGGTTTAGTTAAGAAAATTAAAAAAGTAAAAAACACTCAAAATGGTAATGTAATAAATTCTGGATTACTTGCTTGTATTGTACGAATGTATGGCACGAAATATTTTCCAGATGAGGTGTGTCTTACTTGCGATTTAGATATGCTAATGATTAATAAAGATTATTTCGTTAATCAAATTGAAAAATATGATAATGATAGTTTAGTTATTTATTCAAGTGATGCGTATGATTTAAATAGACCAGAAGCGATTGAGCTGTTTAAAAATCAACCATTTCCTTTTACCCAAGAAATGTATAACTATCCATATAATGCGGCTAAAGGTAGAGTATTTGACAAAATTTTAGACACTAATTGTACTTTTGAAGAGTTTACTAATCGTCACGGAAATTATAAACCAGGATATCATTTTATGTGGATGATTGATGAGTTTTATTTTGCGGATTGTGTAAATAATAAAAATCACGGTATTGAAGTTCATAAACTTAAAAGAGGATACATTTCTCCTTGGATTGCTGATAGAAGAATTGATAGAGGAAATTTCCCTGTTAAATTAGAGTGGGATGGTGAAATTGAATTCCAAAAAAAATATGGTATTTACGATGAAAAAAAACTTAGAGATGGTTATTATATTGACGTAAATTGTTGTAGACCTTATAGCAAATATAAACAAGCGATAGATGATTTAATAGATATTGTATTGTGTGATAAAAATAATATACAGAATAATATAATGTATGATTTAGGGATAAAACACCAAACGGATAAAATAGTACATCATAGATATGATAGGATTTATCCTTTATTTTTAGATCGATTAAAAAACTCACCGATAAAACTTTTTGAAGTTGGATGTGGTTCTGATTATGCATCATTTAACATGTGGAAAGAATATTTTCCAAGCGGGATGATATTTTCTATGGACATTAATGAAGAAATTGAAACAGATAGAGGCATAGTTTATAAAGGGGACCAAACCAAAGAAGAAGATCTAAATAGAATGGTCGAAATAATTGGTAAGTGTGATATAATAATTGATGACGGAAGTCATGTACCGCAACACCAAATAGAAACATTTAATTATCTTTTTGAAAACATGCTAGAAAATGGTGGGATTTATATTATTGAGGATATTGAGTGTAATTATTGGAATCCAAGAAATATGATTTACGATTACCAAATAGGTGACTATAATATTGTGGACTATTTTCAGTCTTTACCGCACAAAATAAACTCGGAATTTAGTAATATGAAAAATCATAAATCAATCTCGTCACTAACTTTTTTCAAAAATTGTATAATTTTAACTAAAATGACATCTGATGAAATTGAAGAAAATAAACAAGAATATAGATTTAAAAATATGTTATGAAAAATAAAGAAGAAAAAATTGAAGAATTACTACTTACACCAAGAATGTTTTATAGTGATTTTAAACCTAGATATAATCAATTGAAAGGTTTAAAAATGCTGATAGATAAATTTATTGATGATAATATGACCATGGTTGAAATAGGTTCTTTTGCTGGGGTTAGTAGTGAATTATTCTCACTACACTGTAAAAAAATATATTGTGTTGACTTATGGGACCCATATTGGGAAATAACAGATAAACAAAAAGTAGAATTTGCGGAGTATTCTTTTGATAAGATGTCTAAAAATTATAACAATATAGTAAAAATTAAAAATAGTAGTGTCGAAGCGGCAAAACAATTTGATGATAACTCTTTAGATTTTGTTTATATTGATGCGGCACATGACTATGAAAGTGTAAGGCAGGATATTTTAACTTGGTTACCAAAGGTTAAAAAGGGAGGATATATCGGAGGACATGATTTTAGATTTGATGAAAACATCGGTGTATATGAAGCTGTTAATGATATTTTTTGTTACGATTATATGATAACATCATTCCCTGATTCAAGTTTTGTTGTAGAAGTATGAGAAAAATAGTTTTAATAAGTTCATATTGCGATACTCAGGAAAAAATTGATATTTTATACGACAATATAAAAATATTAAAGGGGTTAGATTTAGATACGTTAGTAATAAGTCCAATCACATTACCTGAAGACATAATAGAACTATCTGATTTTGTTTTTTTTACAAAAGAAAATCCTTTGCTAAATTGGCCGGTTCGTGGATTTACTTTTTGGGAAACAAATTTTTCTAAAGATGGTTGGATGACCATGCACAGAAATGTTGCGGAATATGGATGGGCTGGTTTATACCAAATAAAAAAAATGAGTCAAATTGCATTAAGTTATGATTACGATTATTTTTATCACATAATATATGATTTGGAAATTGATGAATACGTTATTGATACTATAAATTCTAATATAACTAACTTAGTACATCCAAGAATTAATCCTAATAATAATGATGATTGGTGGGATTGTACTCTGCATTTTATGATATTTGATAGGGAAATAATGGGTAAAATTGTTGATGTAATAAATCTTGATGATTATTTGAAGCTGGATGGTGTTGCCGAAGGACAAGCGTTATTATGGACTAAATTATTCCCAATCCAAATTTCAAAAACACCAGTAAGAGATAAAATTTATTATTGGGGTGACAGGGGATTTTTTGATTACTCAATGAACCCAAAATATAAATTATTTATTAGTAAAAATACACCAACAACCTGTTGGATTTCTGAAGACGATGTTAATATTGAAAAACCAATATCCTCTAACCTTAGATTTTATATTTATGACATCAAAGAACCTCAAAAATTAACATTCAATTTAGATGAAGTTCTTTATGAGAGAGAATTAAGTGAAAATGAAATTTTTGAGTTTGAAGTAGATTCAAATACAATAAAAAATATAAAATTAATTGACACTTATGGTGAGTATGATTACTCTACTATCTATAAAGAAATTGATAGAAATTTAATTTACTTAGGACATTAGAAGACTAACTTAAATATTAATTAAAAATATGATATACAATCCAAAAATTTACATAGATAAAAGTCCGATCCATGGTTGGGGGGTTTTTGCCAAAGAGCATATAAAGGAAGGAGAAATATTCGAGGTTTGTCCTGTTATCACACTCCCCATCAATAAAGGAGAATCCAGTTCTCTTTTAATAGACTATAGATTCAACTGGCCACAGGGAAATGAATGGGAAGAACAAGTTTTCTCTTTCGGTTTTGGTGGGTTGTATAACCATAGAAATGATGCAAATTCTTATTGGAGATCCAATATTGAAAACAAAACTTTTGAATTTATTGCACACAGGGACATTTTTCCAGGGGAGGAAATTTTCATCTGGTATGGAGACATAGGGTATTGGAACGACGGGAGAACTCACACGGAAGTGATATAGTTTTTTAATATATAAATAGGATCGTATATTAAAAAAAAAGAATCCTATGAAAAACTTATTTAAACTTCTGCTTCTTTCTTTGCTCTTGTTCTTACCTGCAAAAGCTAGTGCTACCCATATGATGGGTGGAGACATTTCCTATGAATGTATTTCACCAGGTAAGTATAAATTATTCATAAAAATCTATAGGGATTGTAGAGGTATTTCATTTAACAACCCAACAATTAGTGCTTATTGTGTTGATGGAAATGGTGGTATTACTAATAATACTCCTATAACATATACAAGAACAGCTATCAATGACATTACACCAAATTGTTCTTCAGGTACTGCGCCATGTAATCCTGAAAACACTACAGTAACTTCTGAAGGTATTGAAGAACATGTTTTTGAAGCTATCATGGATTTTAATACAGATCCTTTTAAAGCTTTAAAGGATGCAGGTTGTTGTGAAATTAGAATTAAAGTAGAACAGTGTTGTAGAAACGATGCTATAAATACTATCAATCCCGGAAATTTCTTTACTGATGCAATGATTAACATCTGTAACATTGCTAAAACTAAAAAAAAATGTAACACTTCTCCTCAATTATCTATACCTCCTGTTGCTTATATTTGTTGTAACCAACCATTTAGATATAATAATGGTGTTCGTGAAGTTACTGATGGTGATAGTTTATCTTATGAACTTTCAACTCCATTAAGCGCTCATAACACTAATGAAAACTATGCTGGTGGGTTTAATTCTCAAATTCCAATGACTCCTTATTGTCCTCCAAATCCAGGAATTATTAATTGCAGACCATTACCTAATGCTAATCCACCAAGAGGTATTTATTTTGATAAAGAAACAGGTGATATTGTTTTTACACCTACAAAATGTGATGAAGTAGGAGTTATAGTAATTCAAATTAATGAATGGAGAAAGGATTCTACAACTAATAAATGGATACTAATCGGTTTTACAAGACGGGATATGCAACTTATTGTTAAACAATGTCCTGATAACAACCCACCTTCATTTCCTGACTCTAAAAACAAATACTCTGTATGTGAAGGAGAAAAAATATGTTTTAGAATTAAAACAAAAGATGATCCGTTTTTACCTAATCAAACAAGAGCAGACACTACTACTTTAACTTGGAACAACGGTATTCCAGGTGCTACTTTTAATATAGTAAATTTAAATGTTAGGGAAAGAGAAGCAGAATTTTGTTGGACTACTAAAATTGGAGATGCTAGACCTAATCCTTATTCATTTACAGTTACAGTCAAAGATGATAATTGTCCCAAACCAGCATCAGCTAATAGAGGTTATAATATTACTGTTGCACCTAGAGCTGTAGATACCCGTAAGTATACCGTTTTAGATTGTGGTAAATTAAAGTTTACAGCCACTCCTAAAGATACAGTTAACTACAATCCTAAAAACTATAGATACAAATATGTAATTAGAGATTCAACAAACAGCGGTGTTCCGTTTTTTATGACTTTTAACAGAACTGATAGTTTTAAATTTAAACGTGGTGGAAAATATATCATTGAACACGAAATCAATAATCCTCCGTTCAATTGCCCAACCATTTATTCAGATACTATTATTATACCACCTGTATTAGATGTTGAGTTATCCTTTGGTAAAGACACATTTATATGTGCAGGTAATTCATTAACAGTAGAACCAATTGTAGCTTATGGTTTTGCTCCTTATAAATTTAGATGGGAAGTGCCTGTTGGAACTCATAATCCTGCAGATACTTTAAATAAAATTACCATTACACCAACTCAGACGACTCGGATTGCACTTAGACTTACCGATAAAAATAAATGTGTAGACTCTGATACCATTTTGATTAAATACATTAAAAATCCTATCGTTGACCTTGGTCCTGACCGAAGAATATGTACTTATGATTTTGCTACATTAGATGCTCAAAATGCAGATACTCTAATGTATGAATGGAGTTCGAATGGAGTTACGATTATTGGATCAAGTACCCTTGTAGTAAATTTATACGAAAAAATATTCCCTTCTCAAAAGTATTCAGTTAAGGTATTAGATAGTGTTTACAAATGTTTTGATACTGATACAATAGAGGTATTTGTCAATGACACAGTTATAGCTCTTTCTGGAGGGGATAGAGAAATTTGTATTTTTGATACCTTAAAAGTTACATCTAAACGTAAGCCATTGGGATACACTCGTCAAATTACTTGGAGAGATATTATTTCTGGTACAACTATGGCAACTGATAGCGCTTTCAGTTTAAGAATATCCACACTTGCGACTCGTAAATATGAAATGCTTTTAAGAGTTAATCAAAAAGGAGTTATCTGTGAAGACTTAGACACATTTACTTTAACTGTTAATCCATTACCTGCCTTTACTCCAACAATACTACCACCTAGATGTTATCAAGATGGTGCTATTAATTTAAATTTAGCTAACTTTGCTACTGCAAATAATAAAACAATTCCTGCTGACTCGATTAGATTCTTTCAAACTAAAACACCAAGTTGGATTACAGGTGGTCCTGTAGGTAGAAATACTTTTGTTTGGAATTTTCCAATTTACATTACTAACGCTCAAGTACCTAAAGCAGGTTTAACTGATGTAATTAGTTATGATTATAGAGATAAAAAAGGATGTTATAATAGAGGTAGTCATTCAATTAGATTAAATCCTAATCCTGTAGTTAAATTAAGAGAAAGATCATTTTGTCAAAAACCCTATCTCCCAACAAATGGGTCTGGTAATACATCAGGGTCTCAATATGGAGAAAGTTTAGTAGATCTTAGCGTTTTAATAGTGTCTCCGTTCTCTAGAATTGGTGGTATAGAAACATTTAGATGTTTATCTGTTCCTGATGGTTCAGGTGTTAATCCCGATCTTATTATATTTTGGGATAATTCAATCCCTGCAAAGCCATTATTTGATCCCGGATCTCCTGAAGAACCTCAAAAAACAGGTAAATACGAAATAGAGTATTGTTTCCAAGATGCAGTTTCAGGTTGTAAATCATGTGATTCAGTAATAATTGACGTTATTAAATTACCTGAAATACAATTTGAATTTATACCTAGTCAATGTATTAACTTTCCTGAGTTAGATTTAAATAACTATGCTAAAGATAGAAACACAGATAAGTTTTTAGTAGATGGAATTTGGTCTACTGTTGAGTTTAGAAATTCAAGAGATAAATCAAATCCTACTATATCAAATGCTTTAAACAACTCAATAAAATTAAACAAATTCAACCCATCAGTTGCTGGAGCAGGACAGTATTTAATAAAATTATTTGATAATTCAAGTGGTTGTTTAGTTGAGGATAGTATAGAGGTAGTAGTTAATGGTTTACCTATTGTTAAAATAGATTTGCCTGACACTATTTGTTCAAGTTTATCTACATTAGAATTAACAAGTATACAACCCGGAGGAAATGTAGGTAAATGGTCAGGTGAAGGAGTTGTTGGAAATGAATTTGATCCAAGTATTTCTCCTAAATCAAAACAATATGAAGGAAAATATAGAGTTAAATTTGAATATACAAACCCAATAACCAAATGTACAGATACTACAGCAGATCTTATATTAATACAAACTCAACCACAGATTGATATACTAAATTCTAATCCATACCAACAATGTGAAGATAAACAATTTATATTAAATGGTGATAAAAAATGGGTTAAAGATATTATTTGGAAAACTAATGGTGATGGATCATTTGTAAGACAAGGTAATGATTTGATTCAACTATATAATTATGGAATCGGTGATACATCATTAGATGTTAGAAATGGTAGAGTTTTAATTACTTTGGAAAGTGTTGAAGAAGGTGTTTGTCCTTCAGCTAAAGATGATATTCAATTAATTATAGAACCGTTACCACAATTTAATTTTATTGGTAATCCATTAATTCAGTGTGAACCAGGTAGAGTTGATTTTACTTCAATAGTTAGAAAACCATTAAGTAATATAAAATATGAATGGGAGTTTGGTAATAACGGTATATCAACCATAGCTAATCCAATTAATATTAAATATGATACTGCTAATAGAAATTGGTATGATGTAACTTTAATAGTAACAAATGATTGGGGTGGAGGTGTTTGTCAGAGTGTATTAACAAAAGAAGATTATATAAAAATACTACCTGTACCTGATGCTCAGTTTATTAATGAACCTAATTTTACAACAGTAGCATTTCCTAAATTTAAATTTATCAATCAAACTCAGATTCGATGGGGATTAGATAGTGTTAAATACTTATGGTCTTTTGACTTTCCTGATACTGAAGACACTTCAACTCAAATCAATCCAATTAAAAATTATCTAGCAGACACTTCAGGATATTGGGTAAACTTAACTTCAAGTTTTACATATGAAGATGTTACTTGTTTAGATTCAACCTCAAATATACTAACTATAGGTCCTGATGTTATTGTTTTTGCTCCAACAGCGTTTAGTCCTGAAAGAACAGGACCTGATAGAAATAATAAATTCTACATTACAGTTAGCGGAGAAAAAACATTCGAAGCTATGTTGTTTAATAGATGGGGAGAAATTCTATGGAAAACTAAAGATAAAAATGAAGGTTGGGACGGTACCTACAAAAGAGAAGACTCACAACAAGACGTTTATGTTTGGAGAGTAAAGGTTTCTGCTTATGATGGTAAAGTATATTATTACGAAGGAACGGTAACCCTACTAAGATAATTTATTCTGACGATATATAAGAGGGGAAACCCTCAATATATTGTTAGATTAAATGACATTTTATCCAGAAAATAGATTTCCTAAAGAAGGACAGCCAGTTTACAATGGTAACGGCGAACAGTACGACGTCTCGGACCCGAGATATGCGTATCAGGATGGTCTTGCTAACACAGCAAAACCGGGACCTTCGAGCACAAATAATCTTTTTTCTACACCGGAAGGAGCTTTAGCGAGAGCTGCTCAGATAGGATGTAATGGTTATCACACCAAAGGGGTTGCCGATCCCAATGGAGGAACTGCTTATTTCTATTCCCCTTGTGGTGACAATATCATTAATATTACAGGGGAAGAGTGGTTAGCTCTAAGACAAGAGCAAATAGATTCCGCCCTTAATTTTACCTATATTGGAAGTTACAGGGTTTTAAGCTGGGATAAACCATACACTAACGTTTCTTCTGTCAATGGATGGATAATTGATTCTGTTAACACCTCGACCAATCCTGTTGATCTCGATGCACAAGATATTGTGATTGATTTCAGATATAGCATAGACGGAGAAACCTGGTCTCTATGGACAAACGTTGGAACTGCTTTAACGGGAATATCCCAAAGCACAACTTCAAATGACAGAGCAATTCCTTTCTCAATTACTTTAGATCCAACTAATCCATTTTATCCGGAGTTTAGATTTACTTCTACAGCAAAGAATAACGACGGATCTATAGCATATTCAGGTAATGAACCAATTTCTCCTACGATTGCGATTGTTAATTTTGATTTAGATCTAACCTATAATTCTGTTTACGATCCAACCAATGACATTATAAGAGCTCCAGTTCCAACCTGCTCGGAAGAAAAAAGTAATAGACCGGTAGTTTTTAATAACGACTGCGGAGTTATAACTTTCAATCCTTATGCAGTTAATACAGCTTTAAATCTTTATCAAGATCTAAGTCTTTCCGTTAATAAATTATTTGGATGGGAAGTTAATTACTATTCAGTCCAAGCACAATCCAGATCCAAAGACGTTGTTCTAAAAGAATACACTTTGTATGATGTGGTTGATGAAAAGTGTGTTAAGGTAATGGTTCCAAATAACCAATTTCCCGACAACAAGATCAATTACGATCCGTTCGGACTTCAATTTGAAGAACCTTTTGAGATTCACATTGACAAGATTTATTTTGAATCTTTCTTTGGCAGAGGAGCACAACCTAGAAAAAGAGATATAATTTATTTTCCTCTAACTAATAGAATTTACGAGATAAATTCCATGTATTTGTTCAGAGATTTTATGTATGCTCCGGTTTATTTTAAAATCGAGTTAAAAAAATATCAACCAAAATCAAATACCTACTACAAGGACCCTGCTTACAAAGAGGAACTTGATGGTATTGCTTTAAATTCACAAACTCTATTTGGAGCTGAAATAAACGATCAAGAAAAACAATTGACCAAACCTCAGCAGTACTCTACTAGCACTCAAGATAGATCACCAGATCCTATCAGATCATATTTATATTCCGGCTTACCAATCGTAGGATACGATTTAAACAACAACTGGACAATAGTATTCAATCACTATTACGATATGGACGAAGCGTTTAGATATGACCCAGAGTTCATCTACGATCCAAATGAATATAGACAAGCAGTCAGATATAAGACCCTTCCTATTTTAACAGCAACTAGCGAGATAGCATACACTGCTTGGTTTACTATTAGAAATTATTTTGATCAATCCAAGCTTACTAAGAGAGCATACCCTTCACTTGCTATAAGTGTTGTTTCCTCTTCTGCTACTGAAATAATTTACACAACATATCCTTACAAACACAACCTTCAGAGATGGATATCATATTCACAGAATCCAGAAGGTTATGTTTCTATTCTTGCCGATGCTAATCACACCGGTGGATTTAGAGTTAAAAATGTAATAGACGATTATCAATTCTCTGTTGCAAATCCAAATACTCCGATGGAATCCGACAGAAGTTCTTGGAGAATGCAAAAAGCACAAGCTAGAAATTTACTAGACGGTCTTTTCCTTGCTTCTAGCGGAGACGTAAAAGGAACAAGAATCGACATTATTCATTCCGGATCCGACGAGCCTTCAAATTCTAGTTATCTAGGAGTTGGAAGTATCGAGGTAGTTTTGAACGATTTGGTAATTAACTCTCCTCTCCAATTTAAAGCAATTTATGGGGAATGGTATGCTGTGGTGGTTAACGTTTCGAACAAATATAAACAAGTTGCTATTAATTTCTGGGAGATGTCTTATGATCCAACAAATCCACAGGATCAGTCGAGCAATCTGAAAAATATTCACGAGTATGTTAAATCTCTCTCTACAACCTATACATTTGCAGCAGAACCTGATTTAAATCAAGATCTAAATTCTCCTTACTATGGAACTGATAACAATTCCTACAAGATTATTACATCTCCTTTATTATTAAGTAATATAAGACTATTCAAACAAATGATAGATATAGATAAGCAATCTATAGTTCTGAACCAGTCTATTGTTAGAGATGCACAGCTTGCACACATTATAGATAACGCACAGCCTAAACTTAAATTGCCTAAATTTGCTAACAGAAAGTAATTTCTTAAACATAAAAATATATGCCAAGAAGAAAACCAAAACCAGAAAAAGTTGTACAGGACAATATTAAAAATGCCCTTGACTCAATTTTAATGGAGGAAAATCTAGAATATGAAGGAGTTAATCCTTTGGACCTTCCTAGATTAAAAACAACAGACATTATGGACTTTGCTTCTGCGAAGTCGGACACGGGTGCGGATGCGAGAATGCTCATGGCTTCAATTGTTGATTTCTATTTAAAGGAGAATCTAATTGAAAAAACGGACTATGTAGCTTACAAGCAAAAGATAGATGCAATGAATTTGTCTTCTATGATGCTTCAGCTTAGAACTGCTCAGCACGCTATTACAAAACTTTTGGAAGAAATAGATCTAGGGAATGCTAACCCTAGAATGTTTGAAGTTTTAGCCCAATTGCAATCCCAGATAATGCAGATGCCGAAAGATTATCAGCACTACATGAATAAAATGGAAGACAGCTACATCAGACTTAGAGCTGAGGGAGAACAAAAAGCCTATGCTGGAGCAATGCCAATGGATTACAATTCCCAAACTGGATCCCCTTCGGTAGAAGGAGGAATTCATTCTCACAGACAGGAGGGAATTAAAGTTAGAGGAACTAAAGGCCTAATGGAGGGACTTAGGGATATTCTAGGAACTGAAATCGAAGATGCTATTATAGATGAAACAAATGAAAATTCTATAGTCAATGCAAAAAGAAAAGAGGAACTTGGAATTACCCGAAATGACATAACTATGGACGGGGACAATACACTAGAAATAGACGACAGTCTATTTAATTAAAATTTATGCCAGAAATAGAAGAGAATGAAAGTAATTATTGGTCCACCGATAGAGTAAACGAACTTCTTTGGAAGATTGAAGAACAAGGACTGGACTATAAAGAAGTTGATAACCCGTTTCACGACGGAGATCCTGAATTAAAAAGGGCGAATATACTTTGGGAATATACCCAAGAAGAAATCCTAGAGATTGAAAGATGTGCTAAAGATGTAACTTACTTCGCTAAATACTGCCAAGTAATGATGGACCACGGTCTAGATTACATCAAGCTTAGAGATTACCAAGCTTCGGTTTTAAAAGAATACCAAAGCCACAGATTTAATGTTTTTCTAGCACCTCGTCAGGTTGGTAAATCCATCACGTCAGCTATTATTTTAGTTTGGTATCTTGTGTTCAATCATGAGAAAAATGCAATGATTCTTGCAAACGTTGGATCTACAGCGGAAGAATTAATGTCCAAATTGAAAGAAATTGTCAGAGGTCTTCCTTGGTTTTTAAAACCAGGGATAGTTGTTAATAATGTAATGTCTCTTAAATTCGATAATGGATGTAGAGCAATCGGTAAAACAACAACAAAAACTTCAGCGATTGGTTTTACAATTCACTTTTTATACATGGATGAGTTTGCTCACATTCATCCGAACTTCATAGAATCTTTCTTTAGATCAACATACCCCACAGTTTCTTCTTCAAAAGTTTCAAGAATTATTATCACTTCTACCCCAAACGGGCAGAATAAATTCTGGGAAATTTATCAAGGAGCTTTGAATGGAGATAATACTTTTAATCCAATTAGGGTTGACTGGTGGCAAGTTCCCGGAAGAGACGAAGCGTGGAAAAAAGATGAGATTGCCAACTTGGGAAGTGAAGAACTTTTCAATCAAGAATACGGAAATCAGTTTTTAAGTTCATCTACTTTACTTTTAGGATCAAAAGAGCTACAAAAAATTAAGAGCAATGAAACTGAATATGTTTGGAAAGAAGTTGAAGAGTTTGATAATCTAGGAATAAACTATAAAAATTTCAGATGGCATCCTAAATTTGATCCAAATGTAGTCGATCCGACAGGAAAAAAATATGTTCTTTCAATAGATCTTGCTGGAGGAGGTGGAGGAGATTTTACAGTTCTGAATGTGTTTAAAGTTGTTCCTCTCCCTAAAAAAGTTATAGAAGAACTAGAAGACTTCGAAGATGAATCAGATTTCTTTGGTTTGCTTCAAGTTGGGGTTTACAGAGACAATGAGGTTCAGCTTGAGGACTTTAAAAAAATCCCAGAAACCCTAATAACCATGTTTGGTGTTGATAGAGTTAAAATACTTCTCGAATTAAACTATAAAGGGGAGCTCTTGATGGATAAGATCCTAGCAAACGATAGTATTTCTGAAGAAGTATTTGTGTACACTAAGCATAGCGAAACTGCTAGAGTTAAAAAACCAGGAATAAAATACAGTGGAAATAACAAATTAAAGTATTGTGAATCCCTAAGACAAATTATTCGGGTTAATCGGGCAATTATAAATGAGAAAAAATGGACAATCTCTGAGCTATTTTCTTTTGGAATGAATGGAAGGGGGACATACTCCTCCCAATCTGGTCACGATGATGTTGCCATGACCCTAGTTAATCTCTCAGCTCTATTTGATTCTAGTGATTTTTCTGACTTAATTGAAGATCTTTATGACGAAATTGATTCCTCCTATAGAAATATTATAGAAAAAAAACTAGTGGGAGGAAATTCCCCTGAAAATAATAGCAAGATGAAAACTAAAGATGGAGGATTTTATGATTCGTTCAATTCTCTTCTCTAAAAATGATTTCTTTATCGGATATATAAATCAAAACTAGTAAGCTCTAATTTGTATAGAGTTAGTTAGATATATACAAAGCAAAAAATACCACTGAATAATGGCACAAAAAGTCAAACTTGATTTATCCCAATTTAAAGCATCTGGAGTTTATACCCTGGAATTCGATGCGTCTGCAAACGTTATCTTAACATCTCAGACTATTCGTCTGGTAGTTGGATTTTCTAATAAAGGACCATTCAACGCACCAGTCTATATTCCAGACGTTACTACCGCGTTAGCTATTTTTGGAGACATAGATAAAACTCTAGAAGCAAAAGGATCTTATTTTCAAAGATCTATCTTTACCTGCTTAAACGCAGGACCAGTATTCGCTCTTAATTTATTAAGATTGAATAATGATGTAGATAGTCCAACTGCAGATAAAACTCCTTATTTTGGATATTCCGTAGATACAGAGCAGAAGAACGGGGTTCTTACTGAGAGACTTTATGCTTCTTATTATAACAAAGAGAGATTCTGGTATGCAGATACAAAGTATTTTCTAGCTACTAGATCAATAATTGACCAAGGAAGAATCTTCAACCTAGTAAATCTAGGTTCAGATGCAATGTCTGTGATTGTTAGAAAATCTACAGATGCTAATCCTCCTTTATTAGGTTATGACATTTTTGCTATTGATTGGTATGGTGCAGGAAACGTTCCTTCTTATGTTAACCCTTATGACTATATCTCGGACTGGTTTATCGATGTGATAGCAGTTTCTGGGGATTGGACAGATTATGCAGCTCTTTCTCAAGATCCAAAATGGAGTAGTTTCTTTACTGCAAATGGATTCATTAAGAGCCAAATGAATAATTTCTTGAATCAGCAAGACGTTGAAATTGTATCAGTTACTACCGGATGTTTAATTATTGACTTTGTTAACCTAAACGGCAACAATGAATACATCCAAACTCTTATTAACAACAATACCCCTTCAAACGGTTTATTCTGTGCGATTGATGAAGATGCTTTAGAAAATCTTTGTACTAATCCTTATAAGGTTGACTTAGTGGGTAATCACTTAATCGACGAACTTTCTGGAGATAGAGATATTGAAGATGCAAAGCTTAATTTCTTAAGTTATGATCAGAATCTTTTACAAGATTATTTGTACACAAGAAACTATTCTAATCTTCAAGATAACGCAGGTATCACTGGAGCAACCGGAGCTATTAATGTAGGTACTTTATATTGTTTACCTTCCGTAGCTGCTACAACAACTTGGGGTGGTACTGCTGGTGTTAATGTACTAGGATTTAATACTTACGATCCTAATGCTTATGTTGGAGGATTACACTTCTTAACAGCAGTAACCGGAGCTTCAGGATCTTTTGCGGGACTAAGTGCAGCAGATCTATTAGATCTTCAAACTTTCTTAACCCCATCTTCTACTTCAAATCCTTACGTAGTAGGACAAATTTCAGGACTTACTGGAAGTGATTCTATAATCGACCAATTCTCAAATGGGGATCTTGTAAAATTAAAAGTTGCAAATGTTGCACAAGTAAGTGGAAGTTTAAGAATTGCATTCAGTCATCCTTTGGATATTTCTAAATATAGAGCTTTAGGAATCTCGGTAACACCTTTAGCAGATGATTTTGCTGGATCAACATATTCACCTTATGGAATAACAGGAGCAATCTTAGGGGGTACAGCATCCTATCAATTCGGTGCTTCCGATGCTTTAGGAATCCAATTTACTCTAGGACCAGGAGGAACGTCAGCTACTGGCCCTCAAGCTCCTACTGGATTCGCTAATGCTTTATTAGGTCAAATCACAACTCCCTTCTATCAGAATGTTCTGTATGCAGAGCTTCAGGACGGGGATACCATCTATGATAATGCATCTGGATCTTCTCCTCAATATTTAGCTTATAAACAAGACGTAGACAGAGATCAATATGCTATCACCTATGCTTTTGGATATAGCAACATTTCCAGATCTTCAAATAGTTTAGAACCTTTGGTTAATTTTGGAGCGTCTTATGCTTCTGTAAGTACAGGACAAATCGCAGGATATCCAGCTACTAATAAATTGGATATTATATCTTCCATCGGAAGTATTAACGAATACATCGATGTACAAGGAGGGATAAACGGAAAACTTAGCGTTACTTCTTTTAGTTTGGACAGCAACCTTTACACCGTTTCAGTTGGAGATCTATTAGTTTCTACTGACTTAGATCTTTGCCAAGTTGGAAATGCTAACAGACAACAAAGGTTGACCAAAGTTACCTCGGTAGCTACAACATCTCTTTCTGGTATAGTAACAGTAACTACTGCAAGACCTATCTACTTCTACTCAGGTGGAAATACAGGATTACAAGTACAGAAATTCCAATCAATTCCTCAATTCACAACTTCATTTGACTTCACATACCTTGAAGGATTTCAATTGAGTGACTTCCACAGACCTAATGGTCAAGATGCTAGAATAACTGAAATTTTAGATGTTATGTACAACACTAACATTGCAGCAACTCTTGCAACTAAAGACGTTATTTCATTCAGGTACATCGTAGATACATTTAGTGGAGTGATTCTTCCGAACTCTAAATACCAATTGAGTAAATTGGCAATGATGAGAGGACAAGCACTTGCATTTATTAATGCACCTTCAATGGCTCAGTTCCAAGAATCTGTAGATCCTAGATTTACAGCAGCACCTACTGCAGCTGATCCATATCCAGCACTACAAACCCAATATATTGCAGACGGAGGTAACTTAGCTCTGAACCCATCATATACTTTCTCTTTACCAACTCAAGCTTTAGGAGCTTCATTCGCAGCATTCTATGCTCCTTATGTTACTTTAAGAGAGAACAACAGAAACGTGAACGTTCCACCAGCAGCATTTGTTTCCAACAATTTCGTTGCTAAATTTGCAAACGGAGAACCTTACGCAATCGTAGCAGGACAAAAGAGAGGAACTATTGCAGGAACAAACTTAGTAGGACTTGAATATGACTTCACTTTAGAAGATAGATCTTATCTGGAGCCTTTCGGTATCAACCCTATAATCAAAAAGAGAGGCCTAGGCGTTGTTATCTTCGGTAACCAAACCGGATATCAAACAGTTAACTCAGCGTTCAGCCTAGTGCACGTTAGGGACCTTTTAATCAGTGTTGAGAATGATGTAGAACAAATTCTTTCCAACTACCTGTTTGACTTCAACGAAGATTCTATCAGACTTGAAATTAAAACATTGGTAGACAATTACCTTGATGGAGTTAGATCAGGAGGCGGAATCTATGCTTACCAAGTAATCATGGATGCTTCAAACAATCCACCTTCAGTAATTGATCAAAACATCGGTATTATAGACGTTATCCTTGAGCCAGCAAGAGGAATCCAGAAGTTCATTAACAGAATCACTGTTACTAGAACCGGAGGAATCGCAGCAGGAGGATTTATTCAGTTCGCATAATCTGAAAATTTTGAAAGATTAAAGAAGTTGGATAAATATAGAAAATAAGAAAAAACTGAATGGCTGGATTACCACATTATCAAAATTCACTGTTTGGGATAAACAAATACGAACCTGTTTACCTCAACCAGTTTGAGGTTTTAATTACCCCTCCTGGACCAGTTCTGGGTGGTAATATTCTACTAGAGCAAGTAACAAATATAAACGGGATGGCAGTTGATAAAACTCCGGCTCCTGTAGAACAGAAGTATAAATTTGCAACTAGAAACTATTCAGGAGCAAAACCCGATACTACAACATTTGACTTGGGAATTTCATTTTCGGTTAACTTGAATGATGCAAATTCTATGTATGTTTTTAAAACCCTAAGACAATGGACAGATTTGATTTACAATCCTATAACAGGAGCAATGGGTTTAAAAAGAGACTACACAGGAACTATTGTCATCTCAGTTTTCAATAAGCAAGGGGATGTATTTAGAAGAATAACTTGTAGAGATTGTTTTCCTTTGAAAGGTATAGATGCTATGGAATTAGATTATACTTCAACTGAACTATACGCTATCAATATGACTTGGGCAGTAGACTATTGGGACGATCTGTTCTTATAAAATAAATAAAAATAAATGGCAGGACTACCACATTTTACGAATTCCGCAGCAGGTATTAAACTTTACGAACCAGTTTATTTAAACCAGTTCGAGGTTATCATTACCCCTCCTGCTGCTGTTACTTTGGCCAATACAAGGTTCAAAGGAGAGGGAATATTAACCCAACAGGTAAAGAAAATATCAGGATTAGCAGTAGACATACAACCATCAGGTGCAGCTGTTCAGAATTACAAATTTGCTGAAAGAAGATATGCAGGAGGAGCTCCTGGAGATACTTCAGTTACTTTTTCCGTAGATTTTGAAGTAAATTTAAATGAACAAAATTCGATGATCATCTATAAGATCATGAGACAATGGGCGGATTTAATTTACAATCCATTAACTGGTGCGATGGGTCTGAAGAAAGACTACGTTGGATCTATGGTAGTTTCAATCTTCAATAAGCAAGGGGACGTATTCAGAAGAATTAGTCTTAACAATTGCTTCTTAACTGAATCAATAAATGAAATGGCTTTAAATTATGGTGCGGGGGAAACCTTATATGAATTAAACACTTCTTGGAAAGCAGATTACTGGCAAGATCAATTCTTATAATAATTTCATAAACCGAAACTTTTTCGAGATGGATATTCTAAAATATAGAATATCCATTTTTTATTGTATGTGGGTATATAAAATATAAAGAATAATTTAATATGGGACTAGAAGATCAAGGAATTTTAGGAGGATTATCTCCAGAAGAAATACTTTCTATGAAAGAAAGAGAAGGTGGAATCGTTTATGATGATCCTGTTTTGGAACCTGCCCCTCCGTCAGAGCCTAAAGAGCCTTTGGAATCACAAAATACAATGGATCCAGTCTCTGTTTATCAGGAAGAACCAATTAGTCTAGGAAGAGTAGAAAATAGAATTCGTAGGCCTGACCCAGAACCTCAATTCAGTCCAGGTCTTGATTTTGGATGGAAAAATTTACCTCTTAATATTCTTCCTTCCAAAGGATGGTTTTATCCAGACGGAACAAAGATTGCTATTAGAGCAGCAGAAGTTAAAGAGATTAGACATTATTCGACTATAGATGAGGATGATCTAATAGATTTAAACGAGAAACTTAATTTCATATTAAGTAAATGCTGTACCATACATTATCCAGGAGAAGGAGTAGTTTCGTTCAAGGATTTAAAACAGGAAGATAGATTCTTCTTGATTATGGCAATTCGGGATTTAACTTTTGTTCAAGGTGAGAATAGAATAATTATAACTCCAGATACAAATTGTGAAGATAAAAACGTTTGTCCCCTATCAAACGGAATAGAGCTAAGAACTGGTATTTTATCCGATTATGAGATAGACTCAAAAATTATGAAATACTATTCCCCGATGGATAGACTCTTTATTTTACCTGTAAAGAAATTGGGAAAAGAAATTAGAATGTCTGTTCCTTCCATAGGAATCATGGACGAGATTACTTCTTTTGTTGTAGAATCAGAAAGAAAAGGTGTTGAAGTTGACGAAAGCTTTATCAAGATTGCTCCTTTTATTTTCGAAGAATGGAGAGGTCTTAATTACAGAACAATAAGCGAAAAAATGAAAGAATCGGATTCTTGGTCTAAAGAGGAATTTTCTTTGTATTACGAACTTTCAGAAGCTATTAAAATCGGAACAAAGTTAGATATTAAACTAAATTGTCCAACCTGCGGTGCTGAGGTCGCCGCACCAATAACGTTTCCCTTCGGGTTCAAATCTCTTTTCGTTATTTCAAATATCTTTGGAGAACTTCTTTGATCTGAAGTTCAGAATGTGGAAGGAACATGGTCTTGATCCGGTTTGGGTTGAGTCTATTCCTTATTACGAATACCAAATTTGGCTGGATAAATTGAATCTTGCTGTTGAGGAGGAAAATAGAGAAATAGCAGAAGAGTCTGGTAAGAAGGAGATATTCAATTTGTCTAAGCAGTAAAATTCTGATATATAAAAGAAAAATACTTTTTTAGTGGCAGATTCTTCCCAAAAAATACTTAAAGAGCTTTCTGACCTTACCAGAAATCTAGATGTTCTGGTAAAAGAAATAAGAGCAATGAACAAAACGACTTCATCGGTCCAGGATGCTGTTGTTAAATCTGTTGAGAAAAAAGAAGCTGCACCTGATAAAACCGAGAATAAATCATCAACCTCGGATCCCCAAAAGGTAATAGCAGAAACTAAAAAAAGCCAAGATAACATGTTTTCTAAATTTCTTGAAACTTTCAAGAAAAATTCAGAAGCAGGAAATAATGAGATCAAAAAAGCTGGATTATCAGGGATAAGAAATGCTGGAAAAACTTTACTGGAAACAAAGTCTTTGAAGGATGCTGCTAAAGCAGGTATTTCCGGAGTTTTAAAGTCTAGTGCCGGTAGTATAGTAGAGTCAATTAGAAGAAAAAAAGAAGAAAAAAATTCTACTATAGTTGAAGGGGTTACTAGTACAGAAGGTCTTAAGGAAAAAGAAAAAGCTAAGAAAGAAGAAGCGGCAGTGGCAGAAAAAGAATCTGCAGAAAAGAAATCTAAAGAAGCTGAAAAGAAAGAGAAGAAATCTATACTAGAAAAACTCAACATTAAAAAGAAATCTAAGGAAGAAAAAATAGAGGCGGAGAAAGAAAAAACTGCGGAAGAAAAAACGGAAAGAAAAGGTCTTCTTAGCAGGCTGAGAGAAAAAATATCGGGGAAAGATACAAATAAGGAAGGCACTCTTTCTGATCTGTCGAAGGAAAAAATCGTACAGAAAGATTCAGCTTTAGATTCATCGGTAGCTGGGGTTCAGGAGAAAAAAGAACCTCCTTCTTTAAAATCTCTTACTCCTGGGATAACCCCTGAAAAAAATGCAGAGAAAAATATCGATCTAAAAGAGATGTCGAAGAGGATTTTTCAGAAAACTACTTTAGGGTCTACAATTAAGGGGGTTTCCGATGCTATAAAAAAGAAAAAAGCCGAGGATTCCTCTACCTCTCCGGCTTCTGTTGAAAATAAACCTGAAAAATTATCTGTTAAAGCTAAAATAGAAAAAGCCGGGACTGAATTAAAAGCTAAGATAAGAGGAAAGAAAAAAGAGTCACCTGCTAAGGAAAAAACAGAAACCCCTGTAAATAAGGAAACCACAACCCCGTCAGATGAGAAAAAACCGATGGAATCTAAGGAGCCAGAGAAAATTAGTGCATCTAAAGCTGGAGAAAAAAAGAATGAATCTAGCAAGGACAAGTCAACAGAAATTACTGCTCAGGACATAGCTGATATAAAAGCTCTTCTTGCTTCTATGAATTCAGCCTTAAATGGACCTTTGAATATAAGGGACAATAAGCCATATAGACCACATTCCCATATTTTGGAATAATTTTTTTTAAATTTCTTTGGATTAGATAATTGGGCGACCGTATATTCTGTTGTAACAAAGAAAAACTATGCTAAACAATGGAATAAATGTGGAAACAGCCGACTATGTACTGGCCAATCATTCGGAAAAATTAGATTTACCCTTTTGGTCACTTCCGCAAGATGGAAATAAAGGGACATTTATTTCTTCCGATCATAAAGAAGATCTTATCAAAATTATAAGATCTGAGAAAACTCTAAAGACAGATCTAATCTATTTAAAGATGTCTGAAATGTGGGCCACAAATTCCCACTGCAAAAGAACCCAAGTTGGATGCTTAGTTGTTAAAAATAAATCTATCATCTCAGATGGTTATAACGGGAGTCCTTCAGGATTCCCGAATCAGTGTGAGGACGAAAATAACGTTACACTCCCCTATGTTCTCCATGCGGAGACAAATGCAATCACAAAGCTTGCCAAAAGTACCAACAGCTCAGATGGAGCTACAATCTATGTTACCCTTTCTCCTTGCTTTGAATGCTCCAAATTAATCATCCAAGCTGGAATTAAGAGAGTTGTATTTAAGGAGTTATATAGAAAGACAGATTCAATAAAATTCCTCCATGAAGCAGGAATAGAAATTGTTAGAATTAAAGAGATTGAATAAAAAATTAAAAGAAATATAAGAAAACATGGAAAAAGAATTAAAGAAAGAAAAAAAGGAAAAGAACATTCAGGTACTTGCTAACAGTTTTATCGAGCTCCGTAGCGAAAGAAGTTTTAAAGATCTGTTTGAAAGGGTAAAACCCGGAGTGATAAATCACTGTTACACTATCCTAAAAGATTCGGAACTTGCAGAAGATGCGTTCCTAAACACAATGGCCAAGGTCTGGCTAAAAATAGACCAATATGATAGCTCGAGAGGAAATTTTTCCACCTGGT